ACAAAGCGTAGATTTAACAGTAAGACGTAAGTTTAATTACTATAAATTTAAAAAAAATTACAAGAGCTAATGAGCATAGACATTCAAAACGGATTTATTCCACTATTTGAAAGAATCCTAGTTTTACCTGATTCAGTTGAAACTAAAACAGAAACCGGCATTGTATTATCGGTGGATGCAAGAAAAAGACCTAACACAGGTAAAGTAATCGGACTAGGCCATCTTGTCGCAGATAATTCAAAATGCCCAGTTAAGGTTGGGGACAGAGTTTTGTACCAACGATATTCTGGACTTGATGTAAAATGGGACGGTAGTAATTATCACCTAGTAATGGCGAATGATCTCTTAGCCATAATCAATAAGGATCAAGAAACACAATTTGAATTAAATGAGCAGTAATCTTAAAAGCTTCACTCAATTCGTGAACGAAGAAAAATCAAATGACTTTAGAGTTTTTTGTGATTTAGATGGAGTCCTAGTTGATTTCAATAGAGGCTTCATTGAGCTACCTAGCAATACTGAGAAGCTTTCGCCTAAAGACTACGAAAAGGCACATGGAAAAGATTCTTTGTGGCCGTTGATTGATGAACTTGGCGAAGCCTTTTGGGAAAATCTACAATGGATGAAGGATGGCAGAGAATTATGGGACTATATTAAACGATATGATCCAATAATTTTATCTTCACCAAGTAAAAATCCTGAGTGTTTTACCGGCAAGGCCAAATGGGTAAAAAAACATTTGGGAATAACTCAAGAGGCAGTCACTGACCCAGCTAATTTTACAAAGGACACTAGATTCATTTTAGCAAATCATAAACATACGTATGTTGAACCTGCTAAAACGATATTAAATAAACAACCTATACTAATTGACGATTTTAATCGAAAATTAGAAAAATGGACTAAAGCTGGCGGAATCGGTGTTTTACATAATGATTCAACTGATACGATTCGAGTAATCGAAGAGATCGTTGGCCCGGCTGAAGACTAAAGTTCTCAGACTTAAACTGAGTGGTGGAGCGCAAACCTATCTGGTTGGCCCGAATACAAAAAAAGGACTCTAATGAGTCCTTTTTTGTGTTTTAATTTAACACCATTAAAAGCAAGAGTTTACTTATTTTTAATGATTGACCAAATACCACCAGCCAGTGTTAAAATAGCACCAGATAATTCAGCGCTTACTGATTCAGTAAGAAGGCCGTTCATAATGAAAATACCTCCAAGAAAGGTAAGAGCGTGTCTAACGGTTCCTAAGAATTGTTCTTTTGTCATGTTTTTGTTGTTTTTTTATTACAAAGGCTCGGTTAGGCTGAGTCCTAATTTAAGTGTTTTCTTAGAAAGAAGGCGTAAATCCAGTAGAGTTAGAAGCCAATTGACCTCCTGCTCTTGTGATTGTGATACGATTGATGAACTTGTGAATACCTCTTGGGAAGTCAACAATAATATCAATGATACCTGCATTATTTTCAAGAACTTCAGTTCCGTTATTTGAATCATCAAAGATTACATCGAATGTTGCGATACCTCTAGCGTCTTGAACTGCAGTTAAGTAGTTCTTAACAAGAGTTTTAACTCTTAAACGAGTAGTAGTATCGTTGAAATCAAATAGGAAGTTCAACAAGATTCTTTCAATATCTCTTTCAATTGTTACCAATGCTTCTCTTACGTGAACGTTATTCAAAGCTGATTTAACTTTTTGGTATCCAGTATTATTTGAGAAAATCATAACACCGAAGCCTCTACGTCTAACGATTAAGTTGAAACCTGCTGGCTCCAAGAAGTCTCTATCGTCATTAGTTAAGTCGTATTCAACTCCTGTAATTTCAGGCTCAGTAATAATACCACGTTTACCTGCTACGATTGAGAAAGTATTTCCGCTAGAGTATTTCTTCATGTAAGTATTAGCAACGTATGCAGCAGGTGGAATTGATTTATTTCTACCGCCTTCAAATATTACTAGGTTAGGCATGAAGTATGCAGTATATGATGATATTGCAATACCGCCTCTTTCTCCACTTGCGAATCCAAATGTGTAAGATGGATTAGTCGATAAGTTACCACCAGTTGAAATGTATTCAGCTGATACTAAGTTAGTGTTAACATCAATGAAGCTTGGATCAATTGATCTTTCGTATTGAGCGAATGATGGAGCATTTAGGATAGCTAAAGCTTTTCCGTGATTTGCTGCAAGTTGCGCAAGTTGTTGTTTAGAAGCGCTCCAAATTTGACCTTCATAAGAATCAATAATGTAACGATAATCTAGAGTCTCATTGTCTGCTAGTGTAGAAGCAATGTTAGTATCATTGAACATGTAGTCCAAGATAGTGTTTTGGCGATCAGCTGTTCCGTTAGGATACAATCCGCTCTCATCAACTTGCATTGCAGGTACGTAAAAACCTCTAAGATCAGTTACGTAATTTTTGATTCCTTTGTAAACGCTAAGACCTGCATTTCCACCTAAAACCGCAGGCGTAATATCGATACCTGTGATATTTGCATCAGCCGCGGTATCGACAGTAACTGTGTATTTTAGAGTTTTAACAGGTAGGTTAGAAGGTCCATAATTAACCGTTACTAACTGTGCGTAAACCGATCTAATTCTTAATGATCTGTTACGAATGACTTGATCACCATTTGCATCTTTTACGATTCCAGCTTTAACCCATTGTCCAACCTTAAAGAATGAATCAATTAGATTTCTTTTAGTTGAATCGTACGAGTATCCGGCATTTACCGTTTCTTTCTTAGCCGTGTTTCCATAAAGTGAAGGATTAAGAGTAAATACCACTTGATTTGGAGAGAAGAACCTGTAGTTGTTAGCTCCAGTAGTGATGAAATAGTTAGAATCAGTTAAATCGAAATCCGCTTTAAATTGAGTAACGTTAGTTGATTTGATATGCAAGTACGCTGGTGCTGGACTAACAACATTGTCAGTTATGTACTGAGCGTCAACTTGGTTTTGGAATGCTGCATCTTGGTAAGCATAGAATTCAATGTACTTGATTTGACCTGTGCTTTGAGTTTTAACTAAACCGTCAGTTGATAAGTAAAGAGTAGTAGGCGTGCTAGATGGAGCAGCTAAGTAGTGCAAAGTATCACCAGTTTTAATGAAACCGTTTGCCCATGCAGTATAAAGTTTACTTCCGATAGTTGCAACTATGTACTTATCGCCAGTTGGTAAATTAGATGGACCTGAAAGTTTTTGAATTGTGTAAGTTTCGCCAGCAGCATAAGTTGAATTATAGTCAACATTATCTAATGCGAAATAATATTCGTATCCAGCTGATTTTCTATAACTCATTACGTCAATTAGAGCAACTGGATCAACTGTGCTGATTCCGTTGTCTACTGTGTAAAGTTGCTTAGTCGCATCAGTTGTATTAAGTTCGTCAAATCCATAACCTACTAGGTCAATTCTTTGTTCTGCTGCAGGTTCAGTTGAACTACCACTATCGAATGTAGCATTAGTTAAGTCAATCATGTCAACTTTCTTGTAATCAATTGCACAGAATACTCCGCTTTGGCTGAATTTTCTATTGAACAATGTGTCTATTGCAGAAACTGCTCCAGTTAAATCTCTAAAATCAGGAATCATTGCTCCAATTGTACGATTTACAACTGAAACTTCTCTTAATGACAAGAAGTCATTCATTTTAGAAAGTTCAATACCTGATGGATTGAAATACTGTGCGTAAACTGGGTCCTTAGAAAGTCTAATATAATCAGTCCAATCGCCTTCAACTACTGCGATTTCAACGAAGTAGTCTGAAATGTAATCATCTGGGTGTAAGAATTCAGGAATTTCTACTTTGTCTCCTAGAAGCTTGTAGTATTCCTTAACTTTAATGTCATATCCAGTAGTATCAGCTACTCTAACCCATGCAGTAACTGCTTTCTTAGAAAGGTTAACTAAACTTAAAAGTTTGTTAGCATCTCTATCAGCGGTTCCGGTTGCTGGGAATGAATCGCCTAATTGGATATTTTTGTACTTGTTAACTGCATCAACATCAGCAAACCATAGTTTCTGAGTGTTGTAGAAACGTGAAAGACTATCTTGATAAAGATTAGCCGCCCAATTTGAATTATTTGATGCCGATTCAGTGTTGAATGTTGTAAAGTATGCAACATCTGTGTCCGCGACCGGTAAAAGATTCAAAGCGTAAACTGGGCCCTGTCTCAATGCTATTTCTATAGTTCTATGAAAGAAACTTCCGTTCTTTTCTAATTTAGAATCATTTTCTCCGTATACTGCGGTTAATGAACGTAAGTCATTAATTAGTACTACTGAATTGATAGGTCCCTTTTTGCTGGTTCCTATTACGAGTCTGCCTGTCGATAAAGGTAAGCTGAGACTAGTGCTTTCGTCGATTTCGACTGTGTAAACACCGCTCGACTTGAATCGGTTCAGATTTAATTTTTCTGCCATCGCTTTTGCGTATTATTTTGAAGTTATTTATTTATCGCATTAAGTCCAAATTCATACTTTCTGAACTTGGGCTAGTCGCGTCTGTAGTTATTTATCAGCAACCAGCATAATAAACTTAAACTTTTTTCACTTTTGGGGTAAAAGATCTTGTAAAACTAACTAAATATGGCAAATACAGACAATTCCTGCGCAAAATTAGAAATTAAAGACCTTTGGTCAGATCGTACCGATGTAAACGAAGACACTCTTGGAGACATCATGACCTTACAGGCAGATACTCAGAAAAATGTTTATGGGTATGACTTTAAGAACATGACCTTACGTGACCTAATGACATTTTGGCACATGAACAATCATGCAATGATCGACGAGATTCACGAAGCAACCGATGCTCTTGGCGGAATCAAGGACGGTGAAGGTAATGCCATCTGGAAAAGATGGAAAAAGGCTCACGAGAGCTATTCGGATAAGAAATTCTCAGATTTATCAGAAGGTGATCAGCTTGAGTGCAAATTTGAGGTGATTGATATGCTACACTTTTTTATGAACTATGCTATTTCAATCGGAATGACTCCTCAGGAGATGTACAACATGTACATGTCTAAAAACGAAGAGAATCGAGCTCGTCAACAGAATGGTTATTAATTGGTAAAATAATAAAACATGATTGTAAGTACTGAATTTCACACGGAAGACTCGTCATTAGTCATTTCGTATTATAAGCCCGATGGAACAATTGGATTCATGAAAAAACCAATTCTACCGCATGATCTTTATAACTGGAACCTAACTCCTACTCCAACTGAGAATCGTAATTGGGATGGAAAGTTCCTAAAGAAAGTTCAAGGTAAGTGGCTAAGCCGATTTAGGCTCGAAGAATTAACCCAAACCAGATTAGATCAAACTGAGTTAGATTCAATCTATTCAGATGATAGTCCAAAAAAGTACTATCTGGATATTGAGATTCAGCTATTATCAACAGATTTCCCAGATCCAAATAAAGCTGCAATGCCAGTTAATTTAATAACGTTTGTGAATGAGGATAATATCTGTTTCGTAATGTCAACCATGAAGAGCTTAGAGGCTCCAGTAATTTCTCAAATGCAAGATGAAGTTAACGAGTATTTCAAAGCGCATGGTCAAGATTTCACTCTTAAGTATTTGTTCTTTGAAACAGAGGAAGAGCTGATGACTACTTTCTTTCACAAAGTACTTCCAAAAATTCCATTCTTAACCGGCTGGAACGTAATTGGCTTTGACTGGTTGTATTTGATCAATCGTTGTAAGAATTTAGGAATAGAGCCAATGGCCCAAATGCCGTCTAAAACACTGATCGGTAAAGCAAAGATGCCAATTCACATGGGACTTCTAGATTACATGGAAGTTTTCATGAACACTAAACCATATAAGGTTGTTGAAAATTATAAGTTAGATTACATTGCGAATCTTGTGCTTGGAACCACTAAATTACATAGTGAATATGCAACAATGTTAGAAGCTCAACAAGACGTTGAAAACTTTATTAAGTATAACATTATTGATACAATTCTTATTAAATTAATAGAAGACAAACTTGGTCTACTTGATGTTGCCTTTGCAATTTCTAAATTTGCACGAGTTGACGTCTCAAAAGTATTCTCAGCAGTATTCATTACTGAGACTTTAATGTGTAGAGAATTCTTAGAAAGAGGTTTATACATGGCAAATGATAGACGCGATCTTGAAGAAGATGCAACCTATGATGGTGCATACGTTGCAAAACCTGAACCTGGATATTATAAGTATGTGTCGTGTTTTGACTTCGCATCAATGTACCCAAACATCCAAATTCAGTTTAACATTTCTCCTGATGCATATTTAGGAAAAATTAAACCTGAACAACAGCCAACTGAAGGTCAAATTCTAACAAAAAACAATACTCTATTTACTAAAAATTTCGATTCAGCAGCTCGCACAATCTTAACTCGTTTGTATAACGGTCGTGTTGACACAAAGAGCGAAATGAAAAAATTAGAAGAGCAACTAGATGCTAAATAATCTTAAAAAAATATTACATAAAATTATGAACGGATATGATATAGACACCCTGATTGCTGTAAAATCAAGCTTTCAGTCTAATAAATTTCAGTGGATAAAAACAAATGATCCAAACAAAATGGGCAAGGTAGTCGAGGTTAGGGACGTGGTTCCTGGCAGAAATGGTAGATTCATTGCAATGTTATCAGATGGTTCTCAAATTGACACCGATATGGTTTCATCAAATTTAATGATGCTAACTGACGGACAGGATCCATTATCGTTTGATGAAATTCGATCAATCAACTACATTCCATCTCTATCAGAAGAAGTTAAAGTTTCCAGCGATATCCCTACTGAATTTGTAGATGAAATTAAGGCACAAGCTCCTCAACCTATTCTTAGTGGTCAGCCCGCTCAAATTGTACAAGCTCCATCAAAATTTCAGTTAGATGTCGATCCTGGAGATCTATTTGGAATGTTTTCACTCGAGGACACCGATTTAAACTTATCAGTTCGAATTAAGCTGCCGAGTAAAACTCTTCTAAAGATGATGTATCAAAACTCAAAGAACAAGGAAGAGTTTTTGACCAAACTATCAAACTATATAAATAATAACGTAACTGTTGATGCTATCAAGAAAACCATGAAGAAAGCATTGGCTGGTGACACCAAAAAGAAGACAATTACAAATGAATAAGCCTCTAATATCAAAAGAAACGAGTAAGCTTGGAAGATTTAACGTGTTGACCTTGACCAAGGATCAACATTCGAATCAGTATCTAGCTGACGATCTTGAGTACATTTGCTTAATTCCATTTGAAAAATCTTCAGAGAATTCTATCAAGTCAGTGTACGTACTAGAATACCTCAACCCAGCAACGGACGTCCAAACTGACTCTTTAATAATTGATACAGTAAATCCTGATCTTGATAAAACTCCATACGACAGCGTTTGTCGTGCTCTAATTGAAGAAGCTGGCTTAAACATTGACGAGATGGGACTAACTGAAAATAGTATTTACTATTTAGGAGACATTCAAATGAATGCTCCAATGTCTTATAAAATGCACTGTTACGGGGTCGATATTACAAGCAAGTCAGTTCTTGAATTTACAAGAAATTTATCAAAGGACCATTTCACAAAAGAGAGTTCATCTATCAAAAAGGTAGGCTTTCACCAAGTAGTAAATGGTGACTTTCCGGACTCGACTATTTTAGCAGGTTCATTTTTATTAGTTTCATATTTTAACTAAATCCAATTCAGTATCCTTTGTAAAAGATACTAAAGATTAATTTTTATACACATGGCAAAATCAACAATGGACGCATTCGCCAAGTTTAACGACTTGCTCGAAAAGAAAGTCAAATCTAAAATTGAGATTCGCGGATTCTCAGACATCGAAGAGTACATTCCAACTGGAAACTACTTATTAAACGCGCAAATGTCGGGTTCAGTATTCGGCGGATATCCCAACACTCGAAGCATTGGTATTGCCGGAGATTCTGGAGCAGGTAAAACGTTTCTTTGTCTAAACGCGGTTCGTGAGCTTCAAAAGAAAGATTACATGGTAATCTATATTGATACCGAAGGTGCAATTGACTCTAGCGACTACTTAAAATTTGGAGTAGACCTATCTAAGCTAAAATATCTTCGTATGGGTATGATCAGCGAAGTTAAGTTTTTTGTAAATGATCTAATCGAAACCATCAAAGAAAACCCAGGCCTTAAGATTGCTCTGTTCGTCGATTCAGTCGGCATGTTAGATACAGATAAGAGCAAGCGAGATATGGATGCAGGTAAGAATGCTGCAGATATGGGTCTTCGTGCAAAGGAGATGAGATCACTATTCAAGTCATTGACTTTGGATCTTTCAAATTACAAAATTCCATTCATCTTTACAAATCACACCTATGCCTCAATGGATCAATATACTCCAAAAGGCATGTCAGGAGGTGGAGGTCCAGAATTCTCTGCATCAATTATCTTGATGTTAAGTAAAGGAACTCTTCGTGATGAGGCAAAAACCACTACTGGAATTATTGTTCGTAGTAAAACTAAAAAGAATCGTTTAGCTAGACCGATCGATATTGAGTTTCATATTTCTTTCCATAAGGGTATGAATCCATTTGTTGGATTAGAACAATACGTTAGTTGGGAAAATTGCGGAGTCGGTAGAGGTAATAAGTTAACTGAAAAAGAATTCTCTAAACTTAAGCCAGATGAATCCGAATTATGTTCTAAATTTGAAGTGGATGGAGAGATCTTCTACTTCTTACCCAAGAAATTAGGCAAAACTTACATCATTAGACATAATGGTGATGCCGTTCCAGTTAAGGAATTTTTCTCAGCAAGGCTTTTCACTAATGAAGTACTAACTGAACTAGATGAAAAGGTAATCAAGCCAACCTTTAAGTTTCCGGAAACTCAGGATGGAATTGATAATATGGAAACCGAAGAATTAGAAGACTTAACTGACACAGATAATGATCTTTAATCTAAGCCAAGTAGCTCCCCTTAAATACTCTCTCGAAGCTCACATTGCTCTGCCGAACTATCCAACTCGGCAGGACTTTGTGTTTGATATTACCTCATACCTAATTAGAGTTTCCGAAAGTAAGTCCAGAAAATTGGATCCAGATGATCTAAAATTTTCAACAAAAACTCTAAAGTACGTTTTTAGCGATAAGATGAACGATGATGAATTTCGTGATAAAATAAAACTTATTATGAAAGACATGATAGAAGATGGTAGTTTGGAAAAAGCTGGAGAAAATCTAGTAATTAGCCAAAATGAATTTTTAAAACTTTACACAATTTCGAATAATTAAACTATGACGATAGACTTTAAAGAGAACATTGAGCTTCTCGAAAAAATAATCTTTAACTTTGTTTTGACTGAAGACGATGGAGATGTCGTGATAAAACCAAAGAATTACGATTCAATGGACAAGCGCGAAATCCTACCATTAGTCAAAGCTCATTATTTTAATGATGACACGTTACAGAGAGTCTATCGAGTTGCAAAAAAGTTCTTTGTTGAATATTCAAATGTTCCAACTCGAAATGAGCTTCGTGAACTTTGTAATCTTTCAAATTTAGATATTCCTGAAGCAAAGTTCAATGCACTATTTGCAGTTGACCTATCTAGTTATAATTACGATTTTTTATTCAAGTACACAAAGGCTTTCATATTTTATAAGAATCTAAATGCGTCAGTAATTGACGTACTTTCTTATTTAAAAACAACTGAAATTAATCCGGAAAACGTTGAACTAATCACTAATGAAGTTAGAGAAAAATTCAATGAGAAATTAAACGTATCATTCACGAATGCCGAGTCCGGCCTAGATTTCTTTAATCCAGTAGATCACGTTCAATTATCAAAGATTGGTAATCCAACTGGATTTAAGTTTTTCGATAAGACATTAGGCGGAGGTTGGAACCCAAAAACACTAGTTGTTTTTCAAGGTCGACCTAAGGTTGGTAAATCAATGGTGCTTTCAAATATTGCAGGTAGAGCATTCGTGTCTGGTTGTAATGTTGGAATTGCAACACTAGAATTATCTGATCGAAAGTACATGAAACGACTAGGCTCAATGATTCTAGAGATTCCTTTCAAGCATTATGATGCTCTATTGGATAAGACTCAAACCTCTGATGTTGCACAAAAGATGGAAAACTTAAAGAAAACCGTTCCAACTCTTGGCGAACTTATAGTAAAGGAGTTTCCTACCGGAACTGCTTCTGCTATTGATGTTGAAAATTACTTTCTAAAAGTTCAACAAAATACCGGTAAAAAGTTCACAGTGATAGTCGTTGATTACATTAACTTGATGAGACCTATGAGAGAACAGGGAAACGTTTATGAAAAGATCAAAGTTATCTCAGAAGAACTTAGAGCAGTTGCAATTCGAAATGAGTGGTGTATTATTACAGCAACTCAAATCAAACGAGATGCAGTAGATGATCAAGACTTAAGCATGTCCGATATCGCTGAGTCTTTTGGTCTTGTGCATACTGTAGATTCTCTATTTGGACTAATTAGAGGACCTATGGAAAAGCGCATGAAGATTAAACTAATTGCTAACAGAGATGGCGGTTACACTGAAAGTTTTAAAATGTATAGAATGAGTTATGAATTTGCTAAGTTAACTGAAGAGACCGATCCTGCTTCTGAATTCTATTCGGATGACGATGATACTCAGTCTCTTGAAAATCAAATGCGAAGCCAATATCATACAGTTCAAACCACAACATTGCCGCCTAACTTAATTACAATGGAAGAGGCAATGAGTCGACCGGCTCCTCAATTCAAATCAGCTAGTGACTATGACGATCTGCTGAATTCGATTTAAAAAAACACAAATAATGTGATACCTAGACAAAATGAAGACCGCTTAGATGATGACGATTTTAATTCGTTAAATTCTCATGAAGATGAAGATTTTTTATTTGAAAGCGAAGATGATTTATACTCAGACGATCATTTATTAACAGATGAATACGACGATGATGAACTTGAACGTCGTAGATCGGCCTATGCCGACCTAAAGAAGAATGATAAAATCTTCAACAACACCTATAACTTTGGACTGGATACAGCCGAAGACGAGGATGAAGGCACTCCAAGATCAAGCAGTTCTGAAATAAAACTAGATAGTGGTTCTCCGGATTACCACATGTACGATCCAGAAAAGTTCTCAGAGAGCCTCGACCTTAAGATCGTTCAACGAGACATATATGAATTCATCCAATCTAATTCAAGGGTGAAGGCTATACTCGGAAATGAACCTGATAAAAAGAAATTTGTTAAATCAGAGATCAATGAAATATTTGAAATCCTAACCCTAGGATTAGCGAATGGGGCAACCGGTAACGTATTCATAAATCCAATCCATGTTCTTGACTCAATTTCATCTTTGATCAACATGGAGTACAAAAAAATATTCGACCAGCTAACTTATGACAATAAGGAGGTTTTATTGGTAGAATTAAACAATAAGTACGGATTCTTAGAAAACACCGGAAAGAACTATAAAATATTCTAAATGAAACTAACTAACATTAGAAAAATAACTTTAGTTGGAGATCTTCACCTTGGAATAAAAAACAATTCAGTAGAATGGCTTCAAATTCAAAAAGACTTTCTACTGGACTTTTTATTGAACAAGGTTGATGAAGACTTTGATGAAGACCGCGATGTTCTCTTTTTAGAAGGAGACATTTTTCATTCTCGAGAGTCAATCAATGTTAGAATTCATGATGAAGCCCTAACCATTTTCAAGAGGCTATCTGAAAAATTTAAGCGTGGAATCTACATTATTATTGGAAATCATGACGTGTACTATAAAGATCGAAACGTAGTCCACTCGCTTAAATCAATTTCTCATATCGCTGATAACATTCATGTTTTTGAGAATCCTGAAATTCTGACAATTAATGGAACTCATAATTTTTTAATGTTACCTTGGGTTGAAGACACGAATCGTATCAATCAGATAATAACTGATCATCAAGATCTTTGTGAGTATATAGTTTGCCATGCAGACATTAAAGGATTGAGATTTAACAAGTGGACAAAGGTCGAGCATGGAATAGAAGTTGACATGTTAACTTCTTATAAAAGAGTTTACGCTGGCCACATTCACCACCGTCAGGAATTTAAAAATGTGCTCTATACTGGAACCCCATATCAGATGGATCGTGGAGATAGAGATAATGTTAAAGGATTTTATGAATTAACCCTTACTAATGACTCAATTTCAGAAAGATTCATTGAAAATACTCAATCTCCAGTTTATAAGAAGTTTGATATTTACGAGCTATTAGAGATGCCGGCTGACCAGGTAGTTTCAAGTTTAAATAATGCTTTCGTTGATGTAATGATAAGCGTTAATTTCGTCAATAAGTTTCCAGTTACTCGATTCATTGAGGCTGTCTCTAAATCAACCCACCGAAAAATTGAATTCTTTACCTATGTTGATCAAGTCAAAGAAGACTCGACTGGTTCTGACTTTAATCCCGAAGATCAATTCAACGTAATTGATATTTTCAAGAGCTTTATTAAATCAAAGGACTATTCTCAAACATTTAAGACTGATCTTGCTAGAAAGTTCGTTGAGATTCATAACATCGTAAAACAGGAAGGATCCCATGAATAAAGCTCCAAAGATCTTAAATACGCTTTACGTAAAACCAGTCAATGATAAAGAATTTGGCGTATTTACAAATGCTCCATTATACAGAGATTCAATCGTTGAATTTTGTACATGGTTACCTATCAGTCAAAAACTTCAAATCTTAATTGATAAAAATGACTCTAATTTAGGTCGAAAATTATTCGTTAACCCAGATGGAATTGAAAAGGAAAGACAGTTCGCAGCTAAGATCGCTGAGCTTGATTTACAAGAGAGACTAGACCGAGGTTTAATAACCCAGGAGCAATTTAAAGCGATTCTAATTGAGGTTGCTAATCCAACTAAATTACTAAGCGTTGCTTCTCATGCAATATTATTAGGATTTGGGTCCATGTATCGTCAAAGTGAAACGCCTAACATTACTTGGGAATACGATTCTGAATCTAAGCTCTATAAATTTTATACAACTCAAGATATCGCAGCGAATCGCGAACTTACATACTTTTAATCATGAAGATACAAGAATTTTCTTTTAGAAACATTTGCTCATACGGAAATAAATTACAAACTTTTAAGTTTACTGATGAGCCTCGCCTTGTATTGGTTCAAGGTAAAAACGGCAGTGGAAAATCCTCAATCTCAGATGCTTTAACCGTTTCAATTTACGGTAAATCCGCAATTCGTAAGACCAAGGAAATACCTAATCGTATTAATAAGAATGCCTATACTCAAATAAAATTTGTTACCGGAAACGGTCAACTTATTGATATCGAAAGAGGTATTGAGCCTAATTTTTCTAAACTATCAATTGATGGAGTCGAATACAATCTTCCAGATAAAAGAAGAGTAGATGAATTCATTGAGGACGAATTAACGAAAATTCCTTTTAATGTTTTCTCAAATACGATCAGTTTATCAGTAAACGACTTTAAGAGCTTTGTTAAACTTAGTCCAGCTGATAAACGCCAAATCATTGATAAAATATTCGGGCTAGACATAGTCAATGACATGTCAAAGGTCGCAAAGGAGGAGTCAAAAAAGATTAAGGGCGAAATTTTACCGCTTGAATCGGCAATTGCTAGCAATCAGAGGCTCTTAGAATCTTCAATCTCTCAGCTTGAAGCACTAAAGTCTGAAATAAAAACCAGCAATGAGGCAAAGATAACTGAACTTAACTCCACACTTGACCAATTAGTAAATGATAAAAAGACTGCACATACTGAAGCTAGCAGTTTTTCTGGTAAAATTTCAGAAATTAGACAGAGTATTCGATCTGAGCAAGAAAAGCTAAGTACAGTTAGGGCAAATATTTCTGAAATTCAAAAGAAGCTTGATATTTACAATAAAAATAAATGTCCACATTGTCTCTCTGACCTAACTGATGAAGTGCATTCTCAAATTAAAGATAAATTGGTCGCAAAAAAGGCTGAACAAGAATCGGCTTTTCCGGAAATCTCTAACCGAATAAAGGCTCATGAAAAGACTTTATCTGCTGTTGAAAATGAATCAGGCGAAGCTAAAGGAAAATACTATCAAATTGAAGCTCAAATAACCGCAGTTAAACGTGAAGTTTCTGAATTGAGTCGTCAGATTAATCAAACCTCTGATAAACATTTGACTGAGGTAATTAATAACATTAAGACAGAAATTCAATCATCTAATTCTAGTCTATCTGACAGACAAGAAAAATTGAAAGTTTCTCAAGAAATGGAAATGATCTTGTCAGATAATGGCATGAAAAAGATGCTAATGAGCCAAATCATTCCATTATTGAACAAAAAGATACTAAAGACTGCTAAAGTTTTAGAGTTTAAATTTGCATTTGAGTTTGATTTAGAATTTAATCCAATCATAACTCATTTGGGAATGCAAGTTTCCCCAGACTCGCTATCCGCTGGTGAACAAAAGAAAATGAATCTCATTGTTTTGCTTTGTATCTTGGAATTAATTAAATTAAAACACAACAAGGTGAATCTTCTCTTTCTTGATGAAGTCTTTTCTTCACTAGACGTAGATTCAATTTTTAGGGTAGTCGATTTGTTAAAAACCTTTGCTAAAAAGTATGGCATGACAGTTTTCGTGATTTCTCATGATCCTCTACCTGAAGAATATTTTGATACCAAGATCCAGGTTGAAAACATCGATCATTTTTCTGACCTAAAGATCGTTTAGGCTAACCTTTTCTCATTTTCTTAGTATTATATTTGAATAGTATTATTTCCACAGTATGATTACATTTAAAGGGCACACGTTTGCACAAGCATATAAACAGTCAATAGAGCACTTATTGACAAACGGGATGATTAACAATGCTAGAGGCACAACAAGTAAAGAATTGCTTGATGTTGCAATAGTAATTGATGATCCAACTCAGTGCTTGTATGATAATGAGGTCAGAGGATCTCAACAAAAGTACATTGCTGCTGAATTTCTATGGTATTACGCAGGCCGTAATGACGTTGCCTTCATTTCAAAATGGGCAAAGTTCTGGGAAACCATTCAAAACCCAGACGGAACCGCTAATTCAGCGTACGGCAATTTAATCTTTAATGAGAAGAATCAATATGGGATTACTCAATACCAATGGGCGATCCAAAGTTTAATGAATGACTCTAGTACTCGACAAGCAATCCTTCATTTCAACAAACCTGATCACCAGTATTTGACAAATAAGGATTTCGTATGTACGATGTACGCGAATTTACACATTCGTCAAAATAAGTTATACATGAGCGTTTACATGAGAAGTAATGATGCTATTTGGGGTACTCCAACCGATGTAGCATTCTTTTGTTCTTTGCAGATGCAAATTCATGCTCATCTAAAGGAAATCTATCCAGATCTTGAACTTGGTACATATACTCATGTTGCAAATTCTTATCATGTTTACGATAGACACTATGATTTAGCACAAAGAATGCTAGGGTCAGACTTCGGCCCAGTTACTCTACCTGCAATTACTACTGATTTGATAGAAATAGACGGATCCTCAAGCGAAGATTTTAATATTGTATTCGCAGCAGCAACAAATCATACTGATGAACTTGTGTTATTTCAACAAGACAATGATCTTTTAAAATGGATTTTTGAAAAATTAAAAGAAGATAAGAATGTCAGTTAATTCAACCAGCATACAGCGTCAACACATGATCGATGTCACGTACATCAAGATGGCCCAAACATGGTCAGGTCTTTCTCATGCGATCCGTAAAAAGGTTGGAGCCCTAATTGTAAAGAATAATACGATTATTGCCGATGGTTACAATGGAACACCATCCGGCTTTGAAAATGAATGTGAAATTGCAATAAATCACGAGGATGGATCATTTAAGGAGTACCAAACTAAATGGTATGTCTTGCATGCTGAGTCCAATGCTTTAGCAAAGGTTGCCAAATCAACACAAAGTAGCGAAGGGGCTACTCTTTATATTACCTACTCTCCGTGTACCGATTGTAGCAAATTAATTCTACAAGCAGGAATCAAAAGAGTTGTGTATTTAGAAGAATACCGAGATATCGCCGGCCTAGACTTTTTACGAAGAGCTGGAGTTGAAGTTAAAAAAATCGACCCAGAAACTCTATGATCGATTCATTAGAAAGAAAGCTTGAAATAGTTTTTGTAAGAGATCAAAAGCAATTCATTCAAGCTTTTAATAAAAAGCAAAAATGCGACTATTTACTGAATGTAAATAAAATAATAAAGGAAAAATTCGATCACGAAATTCTAGTGCCGAATAAAATCCAAGCATTCCTAATAAACTATGAGATTAAGAAACTAATCGATAAGGCAATTAATGTTAGGAACCGTAAGTATAACCGAATAATCTATGTTAATGCTGGCCTCAGCGTTAGTAATATTAATAACACAATCAAGTTCTTAAATACCGCTTATGGAACAATCGAATTCGTTCCCAAATTAATAGACGGGGACTTTGAAATTGGGGAACTCGCTGGAGTAGAGACAATAAAAAAGGGGCATTAAGCCCCTTTCTTGTTTTATTAATTAAATGAGATGCAATTACGCTTTTGATTTTACTACTTTACCGGAATAAATCATTGCATCTTCAGGTTTATTCTTGTCGTTAATAGCTACAATATCAAAATCTCCATCCTTATCGGCCTTTGGCGAAATCATTATCGTTGCATTAGGCTTGATACTTGAATTAGTTGAATTTATTACCGTGAATGAGATAGCTTCTTTGCTAGTGAAGTCTTTATCACTAGTTCCTTCAACTTCAAATGATGCACCATCTGCTGAGATGATAAGTTTATAGGAATTAGGATTCGCAGAAGCAGTCGGCTCCGCCTTTTCAGGTGAAGTCATTTCGTCTTTTTCAGCTAACCACTGTTCAAATAGCTTGATCATTCTTAATTAAGCGTTTTCGTCAGAATTGTCGTCATCTCCGATTGCATCGTCTTCGTTGCCATCTTCATTTCCGTCTTCATCATTCTCTTCTGTACAAAGTTTTTTAACTGCTGCACATAATAGATCGCAAAGATCTTCTTTTTCCATTTCCATCTTTTCAGCGATGTCTTCAATGATGTCTTTAAGATCATCTCCAAAGTCTTCCATTAAAGCGGCTAATTGTTCTTCATCGATTACCGGCTCATCAGACGGCATATCGTCATTAGCTGGCATATCATCGTTTGCTGGCATATCTTCTTCTGCCTCAGCGAACATGTTGAAATCTTCGTTAACGAATTGTTCAAATCGAAGGATTTTTCCTTCTTCAACAGCGTCAACTGTTGCAATTGTTGGTTTTGCGTACATTGGTTCAAATGGTTTTTTCTTTGCCGTTCTTGAAATTAAGTCACGAGTTACCGCCTTCCATGTTGGGTCATAATTATGGTTGAATTTTCCACCTTCAAAATCGGCATTTCTGTCAATTACTCGCTGGTAGCCTTTCAATGTTTCTTTTTTTGATGTATCAAAGTCTTTCTTTGAATTTGGTCCTCCGAAACTAGGTTTCTTTGGATTCATGTAATCATCCATTGAAGGATTACGTCTGTCTTTGGTGTTGAACATGTCCATACTTTTAGATGATTATTTTTATTGTCCGATTCTTGATTCAGTGTAAGAGTCTGCTGTGAATTGTACAGTCAATTTATAGATACCTTCACTTGTGTAATCAAGAACAGTTTCAGTCATTTTATTAGGGCCAATGAATACTGGCGAGAACATGAAATCTCTAAAGATTAAACCTGCTCTGTTGAACTGAGTTACTTGAATGCTTGCATCTGCGTAATCGGTTTTTAATCCTTGACGACCAGTTAATGGGTTATAAATTAAATCAGCCCATGCTCTCAATGCATTGTAAATGTACATATCGTTAGTATTGTTTAAGTTAACCTCAAAATCAATTGTGAACTGATGATATGTTTGAGCTGGTTTTGCTGGTGCGTAAGTTCTTTGTGAGAATTTATAGTTTTGAATAACAACTGCTGATCCTGATCCTGCGTATTCCGGTAAGCTAGTTACTTTCAACACGTGTTCAAGCATTAAGTTATTACCAAAACCGATTTTTCCAGACACTGCAGGTGGCGGGGTAATGATAACCTCGAACTGATTAAGGTAAATAGGTTCGTACTTACCAGGACCTGCTGTTGAATTTTTAAAATGTGGTAGACCTGCCATCGTATGTCTTTTATTTTTTAGTTATTTATTCTGAGCCTGATCCACTTGTTTATCAGGGGCCTTTTCTTTTTGATCAGGTTCCCTAGCGCTCAGTTCTTTTTGTATTTGCTTTTGAATTGACTTGATCTCAGATGTAGATTTGCTTCCGAGAGTTATGTTCGTTGCCTTGATAACGTCAGCTAGATCAAGTTCAGGTTTTTCTTTTGAGTACACCGTATTAATTTCTGGAGTAAAGCTTAATTCAACAGAAGGCAGTATTTGAGCAAGTAAATTTCCGCCAAATTTGAATTCCTTTTCGTTAAATTCGTCAAATACCATTTTGAAAGTATCTCCGAATACACCAGCCATTGTGATTTCTGCCCAGATTTTAGGCTTATTATCAATCTGTTCTCCCGATATCTTTTTAGTTAAGTTATTTGATATTTTATAGAGAAACTTAACCCCGCCAGAATACGCTCCACGTTCTTGTTGACCTTCCATGAATCTGAGCTTGTCTCCTCGAACTACTACTGTATATGCATATTCGCCAGCAGCAGCTTTAGGTTCCTCGGTCTTCACCTCAGGTTCATCATTTTCTTTTGGCTTATTGTCTATCACCGCAGGTGGTTGGGGTTGCTCGTACTTAACCAGAGCACCTCCAGAAGAGCCTTGGCCTAACTGTTTAGGTTGAGCAGGTCCAGCATTTAACGCCTTTTGAGTCGAATCATCTTCTGCATCGACTTCTGCTCCTGAGCCTAATGCCTTTTGAGCACCAGGTCCTGCAGGTAGAGCCTTTTGCGCAGAATCGTCGTCTTCATCATCTTCTCCTGAACCTAATGCCTTTGGAGTAGGAGGTCCTGGAGGTAATTCTGCCTCGTTCTTAGCAGGTTCTTCCTTTTTCTGATCCTTCTTCATCACCGCAATCTTTGCGTCAATTATCTTATTGATTTCAACGATTAGATCATTTAGAAGAGACCCGGATGTGTACTTGACATACTGTGGAGCACCGTATGCTGAACTGTACTTCAGGTCAGGATACACGTCAGTTTCATGAATCTCAATTGACTGCTTGTTCTGATTCCATAGGGGTTGTTGCCCTTTTCCAGGATTCTTCCAAGTGATCGCGAAACTAATTATTGATTCTGCTATTACGCCTTGTTCTGCCAAGTGTTATCCTAGTTCTTTTTCGCCCTGGAATTCTTTTCCACGGTTAGATTTCTTTCTGGTTGGGTCGACTGGTTTATAGTTAGCCCAAATTTCATTGTAAATTCTGCAAGAAGCTCCCATGAAATTAACGATTCCAACGTACTTCTTACGGTCTTCACCCTTCATTTTAGAGATTTTCTTTCCAATGCTTCGTGCATCATCCAAGTCCAATTCCTCATCATCAGTCTTTCCGACCAAGTCTTTAAGAGAATTTTCCTGAATCATGTAAGCTTGAAAGGACTGAACCTTATGCTTGTTTTGATCTTTCATTTCAGGATCGCTTTTTTATTACTTAGGCATTTTAGCCATGCCAGGTTCAACATTCTTGTTGATAGTCTTTCCTTTGATAACTAATTTAGCCATCTTAGGTTCAACTTCTTTCTTGATTGCACTACCTTTAGAAGTAGGTAATTTAGAAGTTTTTTCATCAACCGTCTTGTTGATAGCTTTACCTTTACCTTTAGGAAGGTCAGCCATTTCCGGCTTAACTGATTTGCTGATAGATTTACCATTTCCTTTAGGAAGATCTGCCGTCTTTGTGTCTACTGACTTGTTAGACTTTGAACCGTTACCTTTAGGTAGGTCAGCCATTTGTTGATCGATTGCCTTCTTTTCAAGAAGAAATTCGCCGTAGCTTAAAACTGATTTGCTCATTTTGTTTTATTATTTTATGTTGTCTTTAGGAATATTATTTATTTGAGCTCGAAGCATAAAAACAAAAAAAAGGCTCTCCAATGGAGAGCCTTCTATTATTGTCCTGTTTCGTTATTACGATTAGTAAGAAGCAGAAGGACGAGTTGAACCAGTCAATACTCCTAGGCCAGTTACTTCCATAGTGATGTATTGAGTTTCAGGATGCCATCCAGCCTCAGTGATTGCATAACGAGACTTCATACCGATCTTAGGAGAGAAAGTTCCCTCTGCGATAGTTTGAAGAGACTCAGCCATGATGTAAGGTAAGAATTTAACACCTGGTTCTTCGTCAGCACCTTTACGTCCGATGTGGATACGGTTATCGCTGAAAGACAAGTTAGGATCTACGTAGATGGTTAAACCATGTACTTTACCTGCAGGATACAATTGACCTGGAGTAGAAGGTAGATCGTTGTTGAATGGAGCGAAAGAGTAACCAGCAACATCAGCAAGAGCAGATGCAACACGACCGTTAGTCACGATGTAAGTACCAGCACCGAAACGACCTCTATGATAGATCAAGTTAGCCATTTCAAGAATTTTGGTTACAACGCGACGTTGTAGTGTTGAGATGTTCTCGAAACCAGTTGAACCTACAGTTAGGTCAAGGTTACAGATGTTAGCACCTTCAACCGCTTCAAGAGCAGTTTTGTGTGTTTTACCTAGAGTTAATACTCTGTCAACCAATTTCTTGTTGATAGATTGAGCAAGTTCGTTAACTGCTACGTTTTCCAACATAGAGATTACGTCGAAATTCCAAACTCTGTTAAGATCTTGGATTTGCTCAACTGTTGCAGAGATAGCAACTTGGTCGCCTTTAGCTTCGATGAACTTAGTGAACATACGAAGACCCATTTGACGGAATTTAGAAACCTCAGCGTCAGCACGAGACATTCCACCGAAATTAGCTTGAGAGCCAGTAGATCCTAAGAAAGGACCGTCTACGTCTGTAGCTTCAGTTGAACCTGTACCAGTCCATTCAGTATCACTTAATGTAGTGAAACCAGAGATGTGGTTTTCAAGAGCTGAAACTAATTCGAATTTCTCAGTTGTTGCGAAAGTGAATAGAGCAGAACCAGTTACTGCATAAGCACCAGAAGAGATAGCAGAAACCGCTTTAAGAACTGGAGAACCAGTAGTTAAGTAGTCTTGGATAGAGTAGCTAGCTGAATCAGTAGCAGAGATTACTTTGAAGATAGGAGTACCATCAACACGAGATCTTCCAACGTATTGGATGATCAAGTCATCAGTTAGAGCTCCATCGATACCGTAGATAGTACCTGCAGTGATTGATGCGATCAAACCTGTACCAGCAGCACCTGCTAATACCGCGCCAGTAAGCTTCACTAGGAACGGCTCGTATTGCTTGTCAACATTACCACCTTGGTACACGTAATCTAGGTAAGGTAGGAAACCTACAGGAGAATCCATAGGAACTACACCAACTAGGTCGAAACCAATAGTTTTAGCAGCAACTTGGATAGCTACTGGTAAAAGGCTTGGGAATTTATCACCAGAACCTGATACAGTTGAACCGTAACCTGCTTTAGTAGCACCACCACCAGTGAACGGAGTCATTGAAGAAGTTGGAGCTGAAATAGCGCCCATTGCGCTGATTGAACCTGGCTGTTGTAGGAATAATCCTGGAGCAGCAGCAGCTTCATTGATAGCACCTGCATTATCGAAGATAGCATGGTTGTGAGCTAAGTCAACTAACCAAGGACGAGCGTTGATGTCTGCGCCATAACCTTCTAAAACTGGAGCCCATGTTTCTTTGATTGAAGCGTCATTCAATCTTTTGAAAATTTTTGTTGCCATTTTGTTTTAAAATGTTTTTTTAGTTTTGTGCTCTTCTTTGGAGCATTTCAATGTAAGAATTAGAGTAGCCTCTTAGACTTTCATTGACTTGTTTTAACGAGACATAACCTTCTTTACCTTGGTTTTCGTTAATTGTTTGATTATTTATATTTGCTTGAGTAGCAATTCTTTCACTAATTCCTCTAAGATTACGTGAATCCCAGAAAGCTTTAACTTGGTATGGAGTGTTCAACGACATGTTGTTAGCTTGTGCTGAAATCCAATTTTTTTCACCGTCTGTCATGCTTTCGTATAGCTCTTTGTATTGAGCAGGCATGAATTTAACGTAGTTCGGAGTGTTTTCAACTTGCTTGTTAAGAACCGCTTCCATAATGTTAACTACCTCGTCTTCTGTGAAGAAGATAGCACCTTTCATAGTCTCAACGATTGCAGTTTTAGACTCTTGATCCAAGTTGTAGAAAGCTTGTTTTCTAGATTCGCTTAACAATTTTAAGAAAGGATATTTACCTTCCAATACTGCATTTGCGGTATTAGATTTGATATGAGTTAAGATACCATCAACTGCATTAACTAGATCGTCAACTGATGAAGTTTCAGAGATTTCAAAATCAGCACTTTCGTTTAATTTTTTAACCTCTCCCAATAGAGAACGAGTCTTAGCTGTTGCTCCAGGAATCATTTTTTCATTTAGAGTTTCAGCGATGTAGCTAGAATACTTGATACCTTTATCTAAGTTTTCTCCTAAGTAGTTAGAGTATTTGATCGCTGCATCAAGATTCTCAGCTAAGTAATTAGCGAATTTAATTCCATTTTCTGCATTCTCTGCAACGTATTCAGCATATTGAATAGTTTGATCAACGTTTTCAGCTAGGTAGTTAGTGTATTCAACGGTCTTTTCAACGTTTTCTGCAACATATTCAGTGTAGTTGATTGTTTCATTTACTTTTTGGCCTAAGTAATCAGAATAAGCAATGTTCTTCTGAACTTTTTCTCCTAGGTAATCGGAGTAATCAATCACGTTGTTTACTTTTTCTGCAACGTGCTCAGTGTAGCTAACGCCTTGATTCAACATTGTTGAAAGGTAGTTAGTGTATTCAACTAAGCTTTCCATTTCACCAGCTAAGTAGTTTACATACTCAACCATTTTTGAAACTACTGGAGATTCACCAGTTGAAGCGTTTTCAGAGATCTTTTGAAGACCTTTATTGTTTTTAGAGATACTCTCTTGTAAAGATGAAAATTTCTTTTTAACCAATTCTGAGTATTGGTTCATCTCTTCTTTTGTTACAAACTCATTAGCCATTTGCTGTGTATTATTTTGTTTGGGTGTTGTTTCAGGATTATTTATTTTATAGATTTTCACAGAATCTTCAAAACTGAAGTTTTCAGAAATATCCATTAATTTATTAGTAATCGCAGTAGTCTTTAGATTATCTAAAGATTCGAAAATTGCTGAGAAGCTTCCCTGTAAGCTTTCAGATACTTGAGATAAAGAAGCTTGTGAGAAACCAGGTTCAGCTACTAGATCGTAAGTGAATATTTTGTGTAGTTTAACTTTACCGTTCTGATCAACATTACCTGCTGCTCTAGACGATACTGAGGTTGTGCAACCTGATTCAACTAAGGTCTTTGCGATCTTTCCGCATGGAGTATCAAGAAGACGTAGTCTAATCTTTACGCTATTAGAACCTTCGTCGTATGTAAGGCCTTCGATTACGTGAGATACGTTAGCTAAAGAAATATCGAATTTTTGTGGATGGTCAAGTTCACCAAAGAGTCTGCGCTCTTCGATCTTCTTTTGTAGATACTGTAAGTGAGGTAAGTACTCTTGCTTTTCGTATACACGATTATTTTCGTTTACAACTCCGAAAACTGCTGCAGTACCTTCAAGAACGATGTCGCCATTGTTCTCTTTAGTTACAGTAACGGCCTCGTTAATTCGTTCAATGATGAATACTGAATTATCCGGAACGACCGTTTGGTTTAGGTTAGCGATTTTAGTATTACTCAACGTAATTAGACTTTTTTGATTATTTATACGTGCCCCCTTTCGTATAAGGTGAGCAGTACTATCATTATTTATTAAAGTCTAGTAGCAAGTCTTTTAAAATCTGTAGCTTTTCTTCACTAATTTTTGAAAAATCAGGCTTAGTAACAATTATCTTGAATACGTAGTTACCTCTATTGCCGAATGCTGAGACCAATCCCTGATTAGGTATTCTGACCGTAATGTCATTAAGGGTGTCCCGGTTAAAAGATTTTATGCGGTATTTCTTACCCAGTGGACTTTCTAACATGGTTTCTTCATTGAATAACACATCATGCAGAGTAAGTTCAATTTTTTGAATAAGGTCACTTTGATCAATTTCAAGTCCTAGCATGTCGATATTTACTCTAACTATTAGATCGCCAGTTACTAAAACTTTTCTAGCTCTGCCAAAGAAATCAGCCTCGTTTGCTTCTTGTGAAGAACCTCCGCCTCTAACTTTTAGTAAAATGCAGTACTTGCCGTTTTCAAAGGTAATGGGATAACCGGTTTCAGTAAGATTAACTGAAACTTTTATCGATTTCATTTCGTTAGAGGTAGAACCCTCAACTGTTTTTGATATTGAATATTGAACTTCAAATGAGGTTCCATTCATTAGATCCTTGATTGATGCCCATTTATCAACGGTATGCGTTAGATTCTTAAAGTCTGATCGTCTTCCACCAAATGAAAAGTCCTGAAAGCTTTCATAGAAAGTGTTATGCGAACTTCTAGGTCGACGGCTGTCATCGTAAGCTTTACGTTTAGTCTCATTACCTAAAGTTTCGTATGCTTCCGCGATCTCTTTGAACTTATCCTCTGACTCTTTACTTCCCGCATTCTTATCGGGATGATGCTCAGTCACAAGCTTACGATATGCCTTTTTAATTTCGGCTTGAGGCGAGTTTTCAGCAACTCCTAGAGTTTCGTAATAATTTTTCAAAGGATCGAATCTAGTTCATTATTTACAGTATAATACTAAATACCCTCGATAAGTTTACACTTGTCAATAAATAAGAAAAAGTAAAATCTCCAAGTGAAAACAGTATTATTTACCTACTATTCAAATCCGGTACAGGACGTTTTTCTAGAAAACATTGAATCGCTACTTAAAAATAGTGCATGCACGTATGACGAAATCGTTCTATGTTCTCAAATAGACGTACCTATTAAAATAATAAAAGCCTTATCTAAGCACGCTATTGTAAGTCGAGTTTTTCCGGATCACAATTCTCAACAGGTAAAAAGAGCATCAAATCCAAACCGTTCTTATAAAGTCAGCCCATTCATATTAACTGCTCTGTCTTACAAGGAATCTATAGTTACCGTTTTTGATTCTCATCTATTCGTGATTAATCCAGTAGTCAATTACTCTGGCAATAATATCTTTTATAGGAACCATCGGGGAGTATTAAGCACACAGCTTTTTACAATCGTTAATACTGAGGCAACCTCTAATTTATTATTGAAAAGTTTAATTGATTGTGATTTCACAGATGACTCGACCAATCATAAATTCACTTTCATTATTGCAAATGCAGTACCGTTCACGACAGCAATTATTTACGATAAGGCGTTCATATTCAGCAATCCTTCTGATCACGATGTGATAACCGAAGACAAGTTAATTGCGTTTGACCTATCAGAGACAATGACGTCGTCTGATGTACACAAACAGATGTGGGCTATTCGAAAGGCATACATTCCAAAAATTTCAACCCTAACTAAAATTGCGAATCATGCAAATTCTATAGTATCAAATGCAGTTTCTGCGATTCAAGAAGCTGAAATGCCATTTAAAAAGACAGGAAGTCATGATCCAATAATACTTTTCAAATACACTTCACGAAGTCGACCTGACCAATTTTATAGAGGTTTGATTAGTATCATTAATAAGTGTTCAAGTCCAAACTATTTAATATTATGTAGCTTCGATCATAACGATCCAACCTTACCTACCTATTTGGAATACATCAAGGAGTTAAACAATGACCGAATTACAGTTTGTCTAGGTGAGAGTAAAAGCAAAATAGACGCGATAAATCGAGATATTAACACATACGATAAGCCTTGGGATATTGTCGTTAACATGTCAGACGATATGATTTTCACAAAGGACGGATTTGATCTAATAATAAAAAGCGATTTCATTCAGTACTTTCCAAAGTTTGACGGAGTAATGCACTATCCTGATCAAGATGCCGGTCAAAAATTAATGACGTTATCAATACTCGGTAGAAATTATTACCTTAGATTCAATTACATATACCATCCTGAATATTCTTCCCTATGGTGTGATAACGAGGCAATGGAAGTATCAATGATGCTTGGAAAATACAGGTACTCACCAGTTAGAATGTTTGATCATATTCACCCTGCATACGGCCATTGTCAAACTGACGAACAATACCGACACACAGAGTCATTTTATCACGCAGATAATGAGGTGTACCTAAGAAGAAAGGCAAAAGGTTTCAAGTTAAAGTTTGCAATATTGATTGCAACGATTGAGACCAGAAAGCCACAATTTGAAAAATTGAGAAGTTTCATACAATCTCAAATCATTAAGAATTCTCTAATTGGTCAATGTGAAATAGTTCATATTAGTGATAATAAGGAAATTTCAGTAGGGCTAAAAAGGCAAAAGCTATTAGAATTAGCTAACAGTAATTACGTCGCATTCATAGATGATGACGATTGGGTGAGCGACGATTATTTAAAAATGATCTTGAATTCAATAGACTTACATGCACCAGACTCAATTGGATTTTTAGTTAGATGTACGTTTGATGGATCCTCTCCAATAATGGCAAAGGCCTCAAACAAATATGCCGACTGGGGAGAAGACATTGATGGATACAAGTACGTTAGAACTCCTTATCATAAAACACCGATTAGGCGAGACCTTGCGGTTCAAATAGGATTTAAGGATATCCGATATGCCGAAGATCACGATTACAGCTGTCGACTAAAAGCTGCAGGTTTAATACGAAAAGAAGATTTCATTGACTTTCCTCTCTACTATTATAGTTATGTACATGAGAATCCAAATACAAAATACGGTTTAAAATAAAAAAATGGAAGCAAGTAAAGTTAAAGTTTGCATATTGAATGCATCTAACGGAACAGGCTGGTATCCAGTAGGATCACATAGACTTAAAAGATCATTAATCCATCATGGATACGCTCATGATCTTTTATTTTTTAATAATTGGCCAAACAATGAATTCGATAAAATGTGCCCGTATAATATAAAAGCAGCAGCCTTTGCTGAGGCTCTAAAAAAAGATTACGATATTATTTTATGGGCCGATTGCTCAGTGTGGGCCATTGATTATCCATATCCTGTGCTAGATATAATAAATCATGACGGTTACTATTTTTGGAGATCAGGTTACACGTGCGCTCAGACCTGCTCAGACAAATGTTTAGATTACTTTGGGGTAGATAGAGATACTGCCGATACTTACCAAGATGTTTCAACTTCACTATTTGGAATTCATACAAAAAATGAACTTGGAGCTAGATTCATTAATGAATGGCTAAAGTCAGCAAAAGACGGTCAATTTAAAGGTTCTAGAGAACATGATGGACAATCAAAAGATCCTAGATTTCTATTCCATCGTCAAGATCAATCGTGCGCAAGCATAATATCAAATAAGTTGGGAATGAAAATCCATGAAGAAGGCGAGCACATTCAATACTACAAGAAAAAACAACCCGACAATCTCATATTCACAATGAGAGGTCTTTAAAAACACACAAATTTATGTATTCACAAAACGACGAAGAATCAATTCTTCTACAGCACCTAACTTCATTAACCGGCACTCTGCTCGATATTGGAGCAAATGACGGTAAAACTCTTTCAAATTCATTAGCCTTAATTGAAAAAGGCTGGTCTGCTGCCTTAGTTGAACCTGCAAAAATTCCATTTTCAAAATTAGCGAATCTACATAAAGACAACCAAAAGGTTCAGTGTATTAATTTAGCGATAGGCACTCAAATTGGAGAGCTAAAATTTTACTCAAGCGGCACTCACCTAAATGATGGAGATACTGATCTTCTTTCTACCTTATGCGAATCTGAATTATCTAGATGGGCTGGTACCGAAAATGAATTTACTGAAGAGACCGTATCAGTTGTCGATTTTAAAACATTTTTAGACCATTCTGAGTTCAAGAAATTCGATCTAGTTTTAATTGATGCAGAAGGCCTTGATTACGAGATCCTAACTCAGATTGACCTTAACCAAATTGAATGTTCAATGATTGTAGTTGAAACAAATAGTAAGGATGATGAGAAATACATTGAATATTGTGAGGCCTATGGGTTTAAACAAATCCATAAAACTCATGAAAATTTAATCTTTTCAAAAAATTTAAACTCTTAAATGGCTCATTTAGACGTAACTACCGGCACAGGATTCTTTTCATGTTCGACTGAGGCCTTATTGCAATTAGTAATTTACTCATCACTGAACGGTAAACTACCAGAGTCAATCGATCGTAGCAAGCAATATGAATACCACACAAGTGATGCAATTACGAATATGATTCCATACTACTTTAAGGAATCTGCCGAGCAGTTTGATGTCCCTCAAGGAGTTCAAATAAATTCAGATGGAGTCTACTCTCAATTCTGCGATTATCGAACACTTCAATTCGATATGATGAACCCTTATCTGTCAAAGTATTTTCAACCAAGTGAGAGAGTCAAATCTCGAGAATCCGAATTCATTCACAAGTACCGAATTTCTCCAGATAAGACATGCGCAATTTTTTACAGAGGAAACGATAAGGCTCGAGAGACACCTATTGCTAGTTACTCAGAATTTATTTCGCAAGCTGAGAAAGTCAAGGCAGAAAATCCAAATATTGAATTCTTGGTTCAAACTGATGAGGCTGAATTTCTTGAACTATTTTTAAGTAAATTCCCAGACGCTAAATACATATCAGAAATTCCAAGAATTTCCAAGCAGGACAATTGGGTTACTCAAGTAATCAGTCGAGACTCTCGTCCGGATTTTGGAGTTGACTTTTTTAGTTCAGTTTTAATACTTGCAAAGTGCCGTTATCTAATAACTCACTCAGGCAATTGCGGATTTTGGAGCGTTCTTTATCGTGGAACATTTGATGGAGTACGCCAATGGCAAAACGATCATTGGATAATTTAAAAATTTTACTAGTATGAAATTAGCAGTAGGTTACGTTGTATTTGATGGGCTTGAAACTCTAGAAGCCTCAATTCGTTCAATTAGAGAATGCGTCGATATCGTGATTGTCTCTTACCAGACCGTGTCATGGGGAGGTACTCAGTGTTCGCCATTACTACTTCCCACATTAGAGAGGCTCAAGGAGAGCGGGCTTATTGACGTAATAATGGAATTCACAAAATTTGCCCCGTCATCCCTGACTAAACCGGACGATGTGATTCGAGCTAAGAAGTATGAATGTGATAAGCGACAAACTTGTTTGGAAAAAGCTCTTGAGCTTGGAGCGACCCATTATACTTCAATGGACGCGGATGAGTTCTACATAAAGGAGCAATTCGAAGAGGCAAAACGCCAAATCATCCAAGACAAGTTACAGGCAACCGCAGTCCGCTACATAAATTATTTGACACCCACTCTGCATCAAGGCTATTCTAGATTCAAGGTACCGTTCATCTACGAGATTGGCTCAAAGAGTCGCCATCATTCAGTACAGTTCATGTTCTCTGACGTCGATCCAACTCGTGGAATCACCGATGATTCCTATACCCGATCCAGAGTTTTTGAGCGTGATCTAATAACGATGCACCACATGGAAATGGTTAGGGAAGACCTGCTTGGCAAGTACCAAGCCTCAAGTCGTTATTTCAAGAAAAGGGAAGACTTGCCGACTCTTGCTGAGGATATTACTCATGCAAAGAAAACTGGCGAGCTCAGGTTCAGAGCAATCCATTTCGGGGATTCACTAAGCGGTTTAAACAAGGATTTAGTATTAACTGAATGTGAGGATCTTTTCGATTTACATTCCTACCGTTACGGTACCAGATAATAATTTAGGCAACATTGAAGTAACATACGCTGAGTTTGCTCCTGGTGTGCTTGGCATTTTAGCATCGATCGCCGATGCAAGAGTCACTAACACTTCAAATAGAGTATTTCCCATCACCGCATGTTCAGCCTTTGCATTCGCGCCGATATTCGTTAATTGGCCGTTGACATTTACCGTTTGACCTTCAAGGGTTATCACATTGGACGTGACATTTACCTGTGAAGAGCTTTGTACGTTTATGACGTTTCCATCAAACTCCATTGATGATAGACCGTCCTTATGATAAATTTCAATCTTTGAATTTTGATCAATCGTTAGGTACGAGTCCTTCATTTCAAAGGTTAGGCCTCGACCCTTTGTGAAATATATTTTGATATGTTCATCTCCATCGAATAGGATATAGTGAGCACCCTCGTACTCGTAATCGGTACTTGCCTGTAAGGCTTCTTTGATATCGTCTCCAATCTCTTGGATTTGACCGTATTCTGGAGAATACAGGTTACCGTTATTAAATACTACTTCAACGATTGACCCCTTTTTTGGAATCGAAATTGATCCAGCCTTTGCATACTGTCCAAAGAAAGTCGGCTTTTTCATTTGTATTGCCCATGGAATATCTTCAACCGCTAAATTATCAAATATGCTGAAAACTCTGACTCTACAACGGCCTTCTCTTAACGGATCTTTCACGTCAACTACCTCTCCCAAGTACTTGGTAACGATTAATTCAGCGCCACTCTGTTCTTTTACAATTTCGTTATTTGAAGTTATCATATATTAATTATGGGTAAACGTCTCCAAGTTCGCCGTCTCTAATTATTTTATTTCTATCGATTCCAGGATAAACGTCATCATTGACTCCTTGACCTCCAACCGGTCCAACCGGCGATCTACGACCAAAGACTTCATTTGTTCCAAGAACTTCATTACTTCTATTATACACATTTTGTGATAACGCGGTTTCAAGCCTAGTTTGCAATTGGTTAGTTATATCCCCAATGAGTCTTGCTGGTAGCCTTGCTGCACTAGATAAGAATCTTTGAGCTCTTCCTTCGAGTGAACTTGCGAGCCCTGAAAAAATACCTAGTGAATGATAATCCGAATCAGTTGATTGCTCGAATTCTTCCAGTACCCAGCCTGCTTTTATCTTGAATGACGTGCTGAAAGGCTTGTCCTCAATATATGCCTTGATTTCACTGCCGCTTGTTGGGCCGCCCAATGTTTCCGAAAAATCAAATTCACATCTTTGTAATCGGTACTTTATCTGGTGTAGACCGCTTGCTAAATTAGAAGATCGATCGTTAATGTCTCTGATCTCAAACAGCGTAATCGTCATGTCAAAAGTTCTTAAATTATCAGGTAGAGTGTAACACAGTCTATCTGAATCGTAAATTGCTCTACGGTAGAATTCTGCGAATTTAAGTAAAGGTTGCTCTATTGAATCTAAGCAGTTGATTGTAATTTCCGCTTTCTTATCGCCCTCCTTCACTCTCATTGCGGCCTTCCATAGTTGATCAACTCCTTGAATTGATTGAAAGTACCATGGAGACTCTTGGAGTTTTCTTAACGTCGAAATAGCTGACGTCAAAAAGCCGGAGTTTCGATTTGTCCAAGGTGAACCGTATTCCAATAACCAATCTTGAGCAGACCATTCAACTCCGTGATACATAGACAGCTTATTGGTTTCATCTTCCAATAGTGATGGTTTGAATAAGTTATCCCAAAATAGACCGTCTCCAGTAGCTCCAAGCGATGTGGCTACGAATTTACTTTCAGGTGTAGCTTGATTCGGAAAGAAGTCAAGATCGAATGTCAAAAATACTGGATCCTGTACATCATTCAGTGCACTCTTTACGAATTGTTTATACCTTTTAGGTCCGTTTATTAGTTGAGCCATTAGTATTAAATTTTATTTTCCATTTTAGGTTCAGGTAACCAACTACGACGACTTAATAGCATCACAGTTGAAAATCTTTGACGCGATTCAGCTGAAGCGTTATAGTGATACGAAATACCTTTAACGTAGTAAGCTCCGCTTAAGTACTCATCTTTAACTTGAGCAGACGCAGTATCTCTTCCAGTCTTTTCTCGGTCCTGCTGACTATCTTGAACGGTTAACTCGTCTTTTACTGAATCATCACTTGATTTTTTTAGTCGATCTCCGTATATGTCTACTGCAAGCCTAGCCCCTCTGCTGATATTATGATTAATTCCATCAAGCTTAACTCTCAATAGGTTTTTTTCAGTTTCTTCTCGGTTATGATGATTCACTAACTTAGCATATTTATAACTTATGTGAGCATTTCCATAATCGGTTCCCATCCATTTAACAATCTCATTACCATCATCCGTGTAATCTGTCAGATCTGGAGTTTGGTGAACTTGTTCTGCATCTGGCGATATGGTGGAAAGAGGTTCAACGAACCAGTTCTTTAGCGCCTCTTCTTCACCGTGCTGATACATCTGCAATCTTTTTCTAAAACCTGACCTTTGTAAAATACTTCCATTTTCACTTACCATGGAATACTCGACGATCGTAAAATCTGAGCCGGCTCCAAGATTTGAGCCGTTTGTTAATATTATTGGAACCTGTTCGTCAATGCTAAGACTATCAGCGGCGTCTTTTGCCAAGCTTAAATCGAGATATTCAGTTGAGGTTGCCGAATATCCCATTGGAATATCTTTATCGCTATCGAAAGGTTTAAATTGATTTTCAACATTTACTAAACACAGTGTATAATATCGATCAATGAAACACTCAAAAAAAGTATCCTTATTTTTGAATGCATGGTCAGAGATCATCTTGATGAATGCTTTATAGTTTAAGTTCGGATTAATCCAGGTCATTTTATCATCGAAGGTTTCCTCATTGGATGCGTATCCGATTTCAAGCTCCCTAGCTATTTTCTGTAGGGCTTCCTGTGATGTCATGTTTGGATATGACTTTACAAAATTTCCGTTAAGTTTGGGAATATAAAGTTCACCATACAAATCGTATCGAGTTATCGATGGCCCCATTGGAATTGACTGAATATCTGTTATTAAAAAGGTTTGGCAAAGTTCATTCAATTTTAAATGGCTCTTTGCAATATACACAGTCAACAGTGGATTCTTTTTAGGAAAGGTAACTGACGTAAATGTTCCAACTGAATCAAAAATACTCACATGTATTTTTGGAATCAATTCATCGTAATAAATTGAAGTTGATATGATATCAGTTGAAGCAATTCTAGAATTGCCTATTTTAATTAATGGTGACCTTTTTCCGAGTTGAGATTGATATCCGGTGCGGTCAGGAGTTCTTTGAACCTCACCTGCCGGGTCCTCAAAATCAAGTATATCAAGACTCGGTGGAGTCAATTTAGGATCAATCTTGGTCAGAATTATACTCTCTAATCCCATTATCCTGTGATTTTATTTTTTAATAGTGTAGAAAGAAGCTTGGTTCTTGAGATTGGATCTGGACAGTCTTCCTTCTTGATAGACGTAACTCCTGAGCCGAACACAACCTTTCCATTTTTTATAGTGACTGATGTATCTTTAGCGGCAGTTGTTGGAGCAACAGTCGTTCCGTATTTGGCCGTTAAGTAGTCAAGACGATTTTGATCCTGTTTAGTCGCTGGGCTAATGAATTGAGGCTTCTTTTTCTTTCTAGTAGAAGTCGTCCAATTATTATCTGATCCATTTAATTTGTCAGGATTTGTTAGCATTGCTGATAGTACCGAACCGTCTGGTAATTTAATGATATCGTTAACGTCTATTGCGAAAGGATTTGAAATCCCGTTGTACTTTAAAAGAATACATAAAAAGCTTGACGTTTGATAAAAGATCTTAGAAATTAAGTCCCCTCTCATTTGTAAGCCTTCTTCTACTACATACGTTTTACCCTGATTTACAGACACTCCCCTAAAAGAAACACTACGCCTAGTTAAGTCAACTACTGAATCACCGTTCGTTTTAGTGAATCCTATCTTCTTTCCTAATATTGCAAGTTCTATCATAATTAATTAGTTATTTCCATATTGACGTTGGTAGTACAACAACAATAAACTATCGTCCACTGTACCCGGTGTTGGGTCTGCTGTAAACTTAGCGCTACCGAGCCCTTTCATTCCATAACCGGTTAGGAATCGATCTCTGAAATTACTATACGAATCTTTTTTAGATCCAAGTTTTCCCCAAATTGACTCTAGTTTGTCCGGTGTAGTTTCAGAGCCAGTCAATTCATCCCAAGCTTTATTATTCTGCTCACCGAAAGTATCGGCTTGAGAGGAAGTCCTAAGAGCGCCAGCTGTTAATTTAGTTTGGCCATGGTTCAACATTCTTTCAATCGCAGTTTTGTCCCTAGGTTTTCCTTGTTTTAATGTAACTGTGAACGATACACCGGTTGGAAAATCGTCAGGGCCAAGTTCATCGTCCCATGTCATTTTAACGTCGGTGCATAATAGATCACCCATCACAAAAATTGGATTCATGGGATTTCCAACAACTACATGCCATTCTCCAACTGGTCTATCGGATAGAGCAGATTTAATTGAAATTAGTTCAGGGATTGCATTTCCTAATAGATCAGGTCTCATTAATCCAGCCTGTAAAACTTTTTGTCCAACCCCAAGCGGGTCTGAAACGATTTTACTTCCTGCGAGTTTTGCTGCGCCTACTAGATTTGCCCATATTGTACCGAACTCGGCTGAATTATTACCTGCGTGGGTTGAACCCCAACTTGTTAAGATATTACCAATTGCTTCGGTCGTCGTTGGGTCAAATTTTACTCCGACTTTAGGGAAGTACCTTGCAAGTTGGCCAAGAAATTGTGCATCTTGATACGTCAAGTTCATGAAATTCGAAATAATCTCAAGTGCAGCAATTTTTGGGCTCATTCCATTAAATGATCTAAATGAGTATTGAAATTTTAATGAAATTGGATTACTATCAAACGTGTTTTGAACTCCTCTTTGGCGCATAGATGACTTGGTTATCACATTAACTGGCCCGTATATTCTATTCCAGTAAGGTCCGCTTGTTTGATCGTATAAGTTCTTTTGGAACTTTTGAATCTTTTCTTCGTACCCTGACGCCTGTTGCATTTGAGCATCGGTGCCGACTGTTCCGACGTATGCGGCCGTGATCGCTGCTGCAATCTGCTCTCCACCGGCTCCAATCTTTTTGACTAAGCCTAGCAATTCATTGAGAGTTATTTCATTACCTTCGATTGTTTGACCAGTTGCTCCATCTACCGCATTAATTGTTGCCCATGGGATATCCCAACTAAAAACACCCAAACTATTTAGCGTGTTTGCAGTGTCTCCTCCGAACCATGTAACTGCTTGAGCAACCGGTATTGCATTTCGACGGTCTCCACCTAATCTTAGAGAATCTCCGATTGGGAATGGATACCTGCGTAAAGTTATTAATCGATTATTTGGAATTTTTCCGTAGTATTTACAATACATGAAGTCAGTATGTGAATACGGTTGAAAGCCTATAGGGGTTGCAGCAGAAACCTCTGCTCCCCATTTAATTAATCTGTTTGCCGTTGGATTAGACAATACTGGGGCCGATATATCATTGAAACTTTTAGCCGCTTTGTTCAGCGAAGCATCCGAGTTCTCATAGAATTTAATTCTAGCTTCAATTTCTTTTACTAGCTCTTCCTTACCACCCAGATTTGCAGCTCTTTTTGCTTTGTTCAATGATGCTACTCTAAGTAAATTGTTTGCTTTAGAAGAAGTTGCGTAGTCTTCATCGGTCTTCAAATGGCTTGAGAATCCAATGAAATGTCCCTCGGCTCGATACGATGAACCTGCATTCAACGGGGCATATTGAAACACCGTGAACTTGTTCATTATTGAACTTACATTGTGCTGTAAAAAACCCTGATCGTTTGGCCCAAGTAACCTATCGCTAATCTCAAATGGAGTCAACGTGTTATACTGTGCAAGCTTATCCATGTAATTGACACCTGCGAAAGCTTCTGATACTAATAATGAATTTATTGGTTCTGCTGGCATTAAATACGAATCATTTTAGTTTATTTATCGCAGAAAATAAAAAAGGAAGACTTGAGGTCTTCCGGTAGCAAGTATCTTGGTGGTATGATTACCCCCATTCTCCAATTGTGAATTCGTAACTGAACTTGCTAGAGTCAAATGATTCATGCATATTGACCTCAATTGAGGTTGGTTCAATTGGAAACGGCTGTCGTGCATCGTCCCATTCAAATCTATCCCCAATATTATCATCAATTATTTCAAAGTAGGTAGTCACAGTATCATCGTTAGATTCATCCCAGGTCTCAACTTCAAGAGTCATTGTGATCTTTTTAGGAATGAAGAGCATGTTATCAATACCAGATTCATCCCACATCAATATTATATCATACTCAAGCTTAGCATTTCGGGCAGAAACATATTCAATTTCTGAGGTACTTGCAAAGCCCATTGACCTAAGTTCGCTATCTTCTTCTGGAGATATTCCAAGATTATCATTTTCCATTACTTTTGGATGGTCGTATATGCTAACTTTACCGCTTTCAAATGCCTTTGTTAGAATTTCAGGTTTTCTGTATGAATACTGAGCCCATTTAAGCTGCTCAGGGCCCTTATTAGATTCTTCTATTAGATAAGATTTAAACGACTCGAGTGCCTTTGCCATTACTTCTTTGGATTTTCTCTTTTTATTAGATCAGCAAAAGACATTGCATATCTTTCGTTAATTCTCTTTTTGCTAGATCTGCTCGTTTTTTCAGCTGCCGCTTTTCTGCTCTTGACCAATTCAATATTGTCTAAATAAAGACCAGGGACAACTGCAATTCTTTCGCCATTGTAATCAATCGGTTCATCCAGTTCAACTTCAAATCGGTCAACGTCAGGCTCGTAGCTATTTTGGTAAATCTCAGAAATGGTACCGGTTGTACCGTCAACCATTTCAATGACGCCATTTTGTAGCTCTTCCGCGTCCGCCTTAATCATAATTCTGTCTCCGATTGAGAATTTCATACTGGTTCCTTTTTAATTTTTAAAGTTAGTGTACCGCTTCCCTTGATTAGCCTATGCCATTCATGTCTGGGAATCAATATATTATTATTTAACGAGACCGGTAGTGCATTATCTAATTGGATCATCCAGTCCGTATCATTTTCTGAAATTATCTCTCTTGTCTCATCATCACGATGCCACTTTAATTCTATTGGATCAATATTTTGAGAAAATTCTCTGACTAGGAATCCGTTCTCTTCCTTGATATTTACGTAAGGCTTTTCCATATTACCAAAAACCTGGATAAGTTTTACCGCCCCATAGATGAGCGTATCGATTAATTCTGCATGCCCAGTAGCCGGCCTTTGTTCTGTCATTTTTTAGGTGACATTGGTGTCTTGCTGCGAAACTTTTACGGGCTTTAGGATTACTTACTTTTGCAGTTAATCCGCCGTGTACATCGCCAAACGCAATCTTTTTAACTCTTTTTGTTTTTGGATTGATAACGTAAACGTAGTACTTCTTTGTTCCGCCTCTCATAGGTTTACCGATCTCGACCTTCTTGCCGTTGTATTCGGCTTCAAATAAGAAGTCTAATGGAACAATCTCTCCTCGATACTCGCCGAATCTTCCAAGATCAGTCTCTTCAAATAGAATCTGGTCGATTCCAGTAAGTTCAATCTCTCCTCGATCGTATGCCGTTCTAGCTTCAGCCAGGAGTTCAAAATGAGCTTGACTTGCTGGACGATACACTGACTCTGCTATTGAGAGACCTTCATTGATATGATACAGTAGACTTTCGGACATTGGGTCAAGATCCGGATTTGGAATTTTGTTCCACGATCTTTCAGCATTAACTCCTCTTCCTCTAGCTAGTTTAATCTCATGGGCTACTTGTTTTAGATACACTAAGGCTTCTTCATAGTCTCCACTACTCATTAACTCATCAATTTCTTCAGCCTCTTCTTTATCTAATTTTGCCATGTAAACGACTGCATGCCTTTGAGCATTGAATTGACATCTCATTGCCATCATGCCTACTGTGTGATTAAATTCTTTTGTAACCGAATCACTATCTTCCTTTGAAATGATTCCCATATCAAGTAGTTCAGTAGCAGCTTCCATTTCAACATCACTAGGAGCCTTCATGAATGACTCTAGGCCTTTACAATCGGCAATACCGTAGTACCATTCAGCTTGTGAATTTCTGAATGATTCATTGAATTGGCCAAATGTTTTTAAGGTCTTCATTTATTACTTACTGTTTTTATTTAAAGTTCCCAAGCAGGATTCTTAATAATTAATTTACCGTTTTCAACTCTAGGTAATTCACCTAAATCTTGATAATCCGCATAAGCAATATCATTAGGATAAAACTTCTGACCATTAAAGACCAAATAATTTTCGCCAGTTTCTTCTCGGCCTGTGTGACTATGTCCTTGACCTTTCAATTGAGTTCGAGCGGCGTCACCAATTGACGGTTTGCCAAAAATACTATTCCAAAAACTTTCTTGAATTGGCGCCTTCATGTTTTGTTTTACTAGTGTTCCGCCACATTCGCAAGAGTCTCCCTCTTTAATTAATTTAGCTTCGTATGAAATTCCGCATTCATTACAAGTATAGCTTCCCTCGGCCATGTAATCTGCATTGCCTGGGTTGTCCATGAATTTTCCTTTATGCACTGATCTCTCTTTACCGAATTCGTCTTCATGTTTATCTTTAGGGCCGAAGTTCTTTAGCTTAGCTAAGTTCTCTGCTCTAGCCTTAGGATTATAATCACCCATATCGCCTTTTACGTTCGTATGAGGGGCTGAAGTAATATCTCTGTCGTGAATACCTTCTTCAACTTCCTCAGTCATTTCACCGATTAAAAAGTTAGCAACTTCTTCGATATCGTCCTTTGAGGTAGCAATGTGATCTACTGCCCAACTGTGTCCATTCTTTAAAATTTGATCAACTTTTAACGGATCCATTTTCAACATGATTTGAGTCAATCTATGGATTGTTTCCAAGTTTCCAAAGAACATGTAGTTCTCAGTTTCATGGTGATCATCATGATCGATTTTAGCGGCTGGGTGTTGCTGCATATCAGCGTTTGGTGCCTGGTGAGGCATCATTTCTTGATCGTCATGATCATTAAAGAAACTTTCGAATGTTTTAACAATTCTCATTTTATTATCTGTTATTTTGTTCTTTTATAAAATCTGCGAATCCCAACACTAGTGGAGATTTCTTCTTTTTCTTTTTGGTATTTCCGCCTAGCGAAACGAATTTGTCTCCTGATCCTAATGTTGTTTGAGTAGGTGGAGTGATTGGACCCATTGAACCAATTGATCCTGGTACCTGTGGAGTAACACCAGGCGCTTCGCCATCCTCGGTTACTGCTTTCGGTTTAGGTTCATCAACTACTGACGTATCTAAAATAAAGAGTCTAGTGAAAGCATCCGCTTTCATTTCTCCTTCTCTGCCCTTGACCGCTTTACCAACCGCCTTAGCTGTAGTATTTAAGGTTTTTGCGTATAGAGTATGTAGATGTTTACCGGTCTTAGCGAAAGCTTGACCAGCTGCAGTATTTCCAGTAGTATCCTCTCCAAATACAAGACCCATTAAGGCTTGAGAGGCTTTTCTAAACTTCATTACCTTTGTATCATCGGCTATTTGCTTGCCAGTAACCGGAAGAGCAGTCCTTTCATATAAAGGTAATTTCTTATTGAAATCGTAATGGATTCCTTTGTATTTCTGGGTTTCAAATTCTTTGCTCTTTGCTCTCTCGATGAGACTCTTTTGAATTCCGTCCACCATTCGAACTAAATATTCCTTGGCCTCGTCGGATACGTCTGGGAATCCGTTGATACTCACCTTTAGTGCGTTTGCTTCTCTAATAATATCAGCTTCGGCTGTCCAATTTGTGTATTGGAACTGAAAGATTCTTCTAATGATTGAGGCGGTGTTCTTATTAATGATTATTCCGCTCTTTAAGTCAGCTGAAGTGCCGGCTCCTAACTTGGCATCTATTTTTTGCTCGTATTCAGAATCGGCTGCTTTGATTCCAGCAGTAAGTTCATCAGACATGTCGTCCGTGATTACCTCAGCAACGTGAATTGCATCAAATACTTCGCTAGCTGCTTCTTTTTGAGCTTCCTCAGTCTCTGCCTGTTCAAATTTAGTGTATGCTTGTGTTGCTTTAACCGCAGGTAGTTTAATCTTTAATGAAAACGCGTCAGCTAGATCTTCCTGCACCTTTTTAATCTTTTCGTATACTTCTCCGCTAAAATCAGTAGTTCCCTTGCTTTCTAACTTAGAGTATATTTTTTCAAGAACGTGAATTCTTGAAACGAATGAAAGAATTTTGGTGCTTATCTCTTCGATCTCAACTTCATTGATTTCTTTCTTAGATAGAGCCTCTTCTAGATTTTTACGGAACTCTGCAACTCGTTCAGTTAGGTACTTGAAATAGCTGTCTAAAACAGTCTTCATTCTTGGATTACCAAAGTACTTTTCAAACGCAGGATCTTCCAGTTTCGCATTCAGATCATCCTCGCCCATTGCAAAAAAGGCATCTAATAATCTATTTAGCATTTCATTGGTGTCCTCAGTCTGCTTACCGTCTTCGCTGCCTGACTTCTTGTCCTTGTCCACCAGGTTATCAAGCTGACCTCCGATCTGAATGATGTCTGCTTCTAGTATCAGGCTCTGAATCGCCTGTAGTCTTTTTACTTTTAAAAACATATTAGGCTTCAAATTGTAGTAAGTATTTAGTCTTATTAACCGAATCTAAAATTTCATCAGTTAGATTGTAAAGTTCAGAATCTTTATCCCTGTCGAATAGCTCGCAGAAAGTTCCTCTAAGAGCAGTCTCAACCATTCCAAAGAATTCATTAACTGCCATTTCATAATCACAAACTTCAATTGCAGCCTCTCCGAATTTCAATTCATCCTTTCCGTATTTACCGGCAATCGCTTCAACGATAGTGTCCATTTGATCAATGAAACCTTCATAGAACTCTCCATAATGACGATGTTCTCTATCATAACGAGTTTGCCAGTGAATTATTTTAGCCTGGTCAGCTATTTGCATTAGGGACAACATAAAATATGCTATTGATACATTTTGAGATCCTTCAACCTCTTCTAATTCTTCTAGTCCAAACATTAGTTTTTGTGTGTTTTTTGTGACTTTTGCCATTTAGAAAATGGAGTTACCCAGAAATCTCGATTCACGTTCTTTTTCAAGTAATCGTAAACATCATTTCCAGTAGGGTGCTGTAACACAGCGTTCTGTAAAGGTTCTTTGCCCTTACGGTAATTGTCCAAATTTTTAAAGGTCTTTTCCATCTAGGTTATTTATTAAACTCCACCATCATTCTTTCGAGGGAGCTGGTTAAAACTTTATTGGCTGGGTCGATATAATTAATAAACACAAAAACTGTAATTACTAATGAAGTTTGAAGAATTAACAAAAGATCAAGTATTACTAATTTCTGAAATTTACTGGAACAAAGAGCTAAGCTGGGACGACCGAATGAAACAACTTAGTGAATATCTAGATAAATCAGAAAGAACCGTTCAAAAATGGTTAGCTAAACTTGGAATAACCGAGAGTTCTGTTCAAGAATCTCCACAATTAATAAAGGCCAGGGAACGTAAGTTCGATAAGAAAAAGAAGAAATTTCTAATTACCTGGGCCCAAAATGATACCCCGGTTCACGAGGCATTTGTTTCTAACCTAGAAGCCTATGCCAATGAAATTAATGCAGACATTCATGTGATTGCCGGTCGATACAAAAATCCAACATCCGTATTTGCTGACAAGAACTACGAAACCTGGTCAGATCGCATTCTAGATTATCTAGATGCAAATCGCCATGAACTTCACAAGCACATGTGGATCATGTCAGACGTAAAAATTCAGCCTACTGCAGTTGACCCAATGACTGGTTTACAGGGCATGAGCGGAATTAATTCTTGCGTATTCGGCTCTCCGAAAGTTCACATGGAAACTATTCCAGTGCTTGAAGGTAATTTACCAAAAATGATGCTTACGACCGGTGCCTGTACAGTTAAGAACTACACAGACTCCAAGTCCGGTAAAAAAGGCGAGTTCCACCACACTCTTGGTTTTGCGATAGTTGAAATTAAAAATTCAGAAGTTTTCTTTGTTCGTCAAGTAACCGCGACTGAGGATGGAAACTTCTTTGATCTTAATTATAGAGTTGAGTACGATGATGATTCGTCAGAGAGCACAGTTTCTAAAAATTCAGAAATCTCAGCAGCAATCCTTGGAGATCTTCACTACGGTCAACATGACGAGAGAGTGATTGATAAAACTCTAAAGATGTTCAAGGTTTTAAAACCTGATCATGTGGTTCTGCATGATGTGTTTGACGGACTTTCAATAAATCATCATGAGAGCAAAGATCCTTTCATTCAATATCAGAGAGAGATTGACGGTTCCAATCGTTTAGGTTGGGAAATAGATGCAATGCTTTCAGGCTTAGAAGATTTCGTAGAATACGATGTTACGATAGTTAGAAGCAATCACGATGATTTCTTGGATAGATGGCTCAAGAGCACCGATTGGAGAAAGGCAACCACTCTAAAGAATTCTCTTGAGTACATGGAGTTCAGTACTCTTTTATTAAAAGGTCTTGCACCAAACGGAATCATTCCATACTTAATTAAACAAAAATTTCCAAAATTTAGAACGCTAGGCCGCAGCGATAGCTTTGTAGTTAATGGCTGGGAGCTTGGTCAACATGGTGATGTAGGATCAAACGGTTCACGTGGGTCGCTTTTACAATTCAGGAAGTTAAATACTAAAGTAGTAGTTGGCCATTACCATTCACCGGGTAGAAAGGACGGAGCATTAGCAGTCGGAACTTCAACCCTATTAAGAGTCAACTATAACGTAGGCCCTAGTGGTTGGTTACAGTCGCACGTAATCATTCATAAGGATGGAAAAGCGCAACACATAAATTTCATTAAGGGCGAGTTTACGACCTTATTTTAAATAAAATAACCAGTACCAAATGATAGATTCATCAAACATCCAATCTCTTGTAGGAAACCATGTAGCTCCTTACATTTACAATTCCAAGGAATTCATTCCTGGAAAAACTCCAATTTATTACTCAGGCCCGTATTGGGACAACCGCGAAATTGAAGCAGCAATCAATGCTTTTGTTAATGGTAAATGGATAACTACTGGTGAAAATGTTTTTAAGTTTGAAAGAGCATTTTCTCGTAGATTCAATGTTAAGCATTCGCTAATGGTCAACTCTGGATCCTCGGCAAATCTTGTAATGATTACTGCTCTAAAGACCAGATTTAATTGGCAGGATGAAGATGAAATTATCGTTTCTCCAGTTGGATTTCCAACTACAATTTCAGTTCTTTACCAGAACCGTCTCACTCCGGTATTCGTTGACATTGAATGGGACACTCTTAATTTCGATGTAGATCAAATTGAGTCAAAAATTACTCCAAGAACAAAGGCCATTTTTGTTTCGCCAGTATTGGGTAATCCGCCTAACTTCGATAAGTTACTTGAAATTTGCGAAAAGCACAATATTCAACTTGTTGGAGATAACTGCGATAGTTTGGGTTCAAAATGGAAAGGTAAGTACCTTAATGAGTATTACGTTGCATTTTCAAATTCATTTTATCCAGCACATCACATTTCAACAGGTGAGGGAGGAATGGTTTGTACTAATGACGATGAACTCAAAAAGATAATGACGAGCGTTGCTTGGTGGGGTAGAGATTGTTACTGTGTGGGTTCAGCAAATCTTTTAGCATGCGGAACTTGCGGCAAACGATTCGACAAATGGCTAGACTCATACGATGGAATAATTGACCATAAGTACGTATTCTCAAATATGGGATACAACTTGAAACCTCTAGACCTTCAAGGAGCAATCGGTTCTGAACAGTTGCTTAAGATTGATGAAATTGAAACTAATCGTAAAGTATCAAAGACTCGATTGGAAAAAATATTCTTGGAAAATATCCCAGGAGTTAAAGCAGTTACAAGCTTAGAAGAATCAGATACTTGCTGGTTTGGAACGCCTTTCATTTGCGAAGAACCTGGTCTAAAACAGAGACTTGTTCAGTATTTGGAAGATAATAAGATCCAAACTCGTAATTATTTCGCTGGAAATATTTTACTTCACCCAGGATATTCTCATTTAGGTAATTCAGCGGATTTCCCTGAATCAAATAAAGTGTTAGATAAAGTATTTTTCATTGGTGCTGCACCTCATTACACAGAGCCAGTATTTGAATACGTAGAACAAGTAGTAAAGAATTTTAAATGATCATAGTATTAGGAGACGGATTACTTGCAACTGAGATAGTCAAACAGACCGGTTGGACTCAAGTTTCCAGAAATGGAGACGGTTTTGATATTACCGATCTTTCAACTTGGCAAAATCTATTAGATGAAGCCATCGTTATCGTGAATTGTATTGCATACACCAAAACGTATGATTCGAATCAAGATGCTAACTGGAAAGTTAACGTAGTTGGTGTAAAATCTCTAATTGATTTCTGTAATCAAAGATCAATTAAATTGATTCACATTTCAACTGACTACATTTATTCAAACTCAGTACATCAAGCTTCAGAAACTGATGTACCCGTCCACCTACCTACATGGTACGGATATTCTAAATTGGTAGGAGATGCTCTAGTTCAATTAGAATCACACGATTATTTAATATGCAGAGAATCGCATAAACCATATCCTTTCCCATACGAAGTTGCCTGGGATGATCAGTTAACTAACGGAGATTTTGTAACAACCATTTCTGGCCTAATCATTGAGCTAGTCAGAAAAGGAGCAACTGGCGTTTATAACGTAGGCACTGATTTAAAAACTTGGCACTCGTTGACTGCTACTGAATTCAATACACTAGCCGGAAATCGTCCATCGATTGCACCGGCTGATATTTCAATGAATGTTTCAAAACTCAAAAGATTCAATAACTCTCTTAATAAAGAGGTTGTAATTGCAGCATACGATAGAGACTATTCATGGATTGGTCAACTTGACTCAACTATTAAACCTACCGTTTATCGTAAGGGTGAAGTCTCTGCAATTAATGACTCTGAAATTTATTTGTCAAATAACGTGGGCAGAGATGTTCACACATTTTTCTATCATATCGTTAATCGATATGACAGCTTGGCAGACTTTACTTTTTTCTCACAAGACGATCCTTTCGATCATGTTGATAATTACATCAATTTGATCAATGGGTTACCTTGGGAGTGGACAGCCAATGCAGTTCTTCAAATCGATGAAATTTGGTTTTTTGATACTAAATTTAAGCATGTCTTAACGACCGATAAATTAGGTAATCCTCATCACCCAGGATTAAACTTGGAACCAGTGTGGTCTCAGATATTTTCTGAACCTTTGCCAGAGAGTCTTGAGTTTGTTGCAGCTGGCCACTTTTGTGCTTCGCGCCAACAGCTTCACAAAAAACCAAAAGAATTCTATGAAAAGATTCTTAGAGTTCTAGAGGAGGATCCAATTTCTCCATGGTGTGTTGAACGCTTTGAAACTTACATATTCACATAAAAAAAGCTCCTTTCGGAGCTTTTTCTTTTTAATCTTCAATTTGTATTATTGGTTCTGGGTAGGATTCATTAGTTTCATCAGTCGTCACATTAGGATGATTAATATTCTCAGTTATTGATTCCATTAAATCCTTATTTAGATTATAGAATTCTGAATGGACTGATGACGGGGTGTATTCTTTGTAGATACCGTAATTCTTTTCCTTTATTGAATTTAAAATTGTTTCCGATACTGAATCTGATGGAATTTCAATCAGTTTAGTATCTCGTTTAATATTCAAGTTTCTTGATCTCTTTTTTGCTAATTCTAACTGTAGCGCGATATCTTTTATTCTACTAGGTTCTGCTGCGATTGACAACGGTTCGTATTGAGGCTTAATTGACTTAAGAATGCTTTCGATATTTCCATCGCTAATTACTACATGTCCTGTAATATTTTGAGTATCACTTGCTGCTAATTTATTAAGAGCATTAGCTAGCGTTTCCTTTTTGAATGGAAATCTTTTGGTTTGTTTTCCTGGATGAATGCAGACAAGTAGAGTGGGTACACCAGTTTTTTCAGTTAGTGCTTTTGCCGTTTTGATATGGCCTTTATGGATTGGTTGAAATTCTGAGATTAGTAAATTTACCTTTTTGATTCTACGTTGCTCTCCTTGTTCTAACTCATAGGTTTCAAAATAGCCAGGGTTCTTTTCATCTCCAACAAATTCGTTAAATGATGGAAAGTAGTTCTCATATAGTTTTTCTCCCATTGCAACCTGATTTAATTTTTCAATTTGAGAAATTAGGTTAGATTTCATAGAATCTGTGAATAACGGAGAATTAATTTTAATTTTCTTTTTTCTAAAGGTATTAATGAAAACTCTGTATATTTCTTTGTAGTTTGGATTCTCTTGCAGTATTGGAATAACAGTCTGATCGTTTATTAGATCTGAATTAATATCAAATTCTTCACGAGTCAAGAATTCTGGAACCTGAATGTCAAGATCACTGTACTTATCTCCATATTCCTTAATGAATTCTACGAAAAGATGATTAAGTAGAGATACAAATCTCTCTTCAACTGTTTCTCCAGAGATGGTGAATGATCTTAGTTCAGAAAGTCTGTAACTTTCAATGAAATTCATTAGGTCGCTCACGATTATCCAAATGTAATCATCGCTTTTTTTACCAACTTGAGGTTTAGGTAAGTTCTTTGAATTGTCGTAAAATACTGGATCAACCAATTTAGCTAATACTGCTGAATCTTCAGTTGAAGGCCCTTCGTCGTAAAATCTAAATACAACTTCGTCAATTGAACGATCGTCAATTGAATTTTGAGAATTCTCATCGACTGTTGGGCTAAGTATTGATATGAGATGTTTAGTAAATGATTCGGTCTTAAACTTCTCCGATAACTTTTCAAGAGGAGTAAACACAAATTCTTGAATCTTTACTTGTTGATCCTCAGACAATTTTCCTTGAAATAGGATCGCAGGTTGATTAACGTTTAACGAGGTTGCCCATTTATTAAGCTCTTCTCTATCATGAATTACGCTAGTTGTTTGGTAATTCTCATCCAATACCTTGATATGGCTTATTGTTAGAGGATTCGCTCTACCTGGAGCATAATCGAACCCAAATACGTAATTTTCAGGTAGTGATTTTATGGAGTCAATCCCAAGACTCTCAAAATGTTTAACACCCGGCTCGTAGTACTTACTAAGAACTCGGTCGATGTAACTAATTTTGCTGTCTTTTTTAAAGAAGTTAAATTTATCTGTACTTGCATCTCTTTTGGCACCAAAGTAGGCGCCTTCTATTTTTTCGTTAATGATGACGGTTTTATTAAGGAGGTTCTCCAAGAATTCCTTGCCACGTTTTTCATAAACGTCTCTTAAATGTGATAGTCCTGCCATATTTAGTTATTTATTAGGCTCAAGTCCTAATAGCTTGCAGCATTCTTGGTTAAATGAATTAACCGAAGCTTCATCGAATTGATTAAAGACAAAGCTCAAACCGTTATTTTTATTAGTATCTGCTAGATTCTTTAAGCCTGACTCAATTAAAGAAGCCATTAACAACTGTTCTTCAGTAGTTGAATGCTTGCCGTCCCAAGTATCTTTGATTCTGCTTGAATCGCCGGTTTGGCCGGCAACTGATACGACCAAAGTTTTTGAGTTCTTATAGAGATCCGAATTGATTAGCTTAAGAAATTCAAGTTCAGCTTGACTGCGGCCCAACCGTTTACGTAGTATTGCCCAAGTATAAGCAGAGATAATTGCTCTATCAAATATCCAAATCTTATCCTTGTATTCTGGTCGTAAATTCATTTCCATGATGGTCATGATGTTGCCTAGGCTAAAGTAGTGCAGTGCTGGAGTTGCATCAAGTTCAACAAGATCAAGCATCTTTACGTGATTTGCGAAGTAGAACTTATAGTACTCGATTCGCGGATCATCATACTTTTCAAGGAACTGATTAATTAGAAACGTTTTGCCAGAGTGTCTGGCTCCTTCTACAAATAATATCATAATAATTTTAATCTTTCTACTTTTGAAAATTTTTCTAGGGATCTTGCTGAATCCCAATCTATTTTAATTACTGTGCTCTTATCGACAAAAATGAAATCGACAGTAGCATTTAGTTCAGTATATAAAAAGTAAGAGGTGTACTTAATGATTTCCCAAAGAGAATCCTCAAATATCGTAATTGAGTCAGCTTCAGTAGTTTCTACCAATTCAATGACGGTCTCAGCCTTATCGCTTTCTCTTCCCAAGAAATAGGTTTTATCGAACCTAATATTATACTCAGAAAGTAGATCTAGAACAGCTGATTCACAAGCTTTAACTCGATGAGTTATCAAGTAGTTAAGACAATCGTCTCCAGTTCTGTCAATTGTGTTTGCGATTCCTCTAATGTTGAACTTTTTTGAGAGTGATTCCGGCGAATCGAACCATTGATATGGTTCCATGCCCTTAGCTTCACTGCACGTGTAACCTGGCACCCTAAATAAGGTTTCGTCAAAATCAAATATGTTAATGTGTGGTCCGTTTTCCATAGGCTATTTTACTGATAAATAACTTAGTAGTTTTATCTAATATACCAAATAATGAACAGAGTACTAAGACATACCCGCGAACACATGGGCAACCGTTATCACCTGGTTAGGGAATGCGTGCAGGCTCAAAAACCATTCGCGATCTATAATTTCACAAATTCCAAACAATACAACCAATTCCTTTACGATTTGGACAACTACGGTAAGCTTAATTACGTTTTACAGACGATTACCTCAGTTGACATGTCGAATAGAGCCAGACGAGTTTTTCCAAGCATCTTCGTGACAAACGAGGGTACTGAAGTCAACCTAGATCAATTCAAAGAAATGGTTAAGGGCTCAATCAAACACTATAACTTAGACTCGATCGTATGTCTATACGACGGCGCAGTATCTGTTTTTTACAAGAACGGCGAGCACCATGAAATTGGCAGCTCTCTTTATGCAAGTAGCAGCATTCAGGAGTTCAATAGCGATTTCTATCAAATCGAGGGCATCTATTATTGTTTTATCAGATAAAACTTCGGTCAATATCTTGATAAAATATAAAGATGGAAGAAACTACTCAAAAAAGAACGATTGCCGAGGTATTTAGAGATAAGCGCGAGCTTTTCTCCGGCGAAATTTATACAGGAATCAAGTTACTTGAAAACGTACGTAAGATTCCAGAAGCCCAGGTCACTTTCCTGAGCTTGAGACAGAGAATGCTGGAAGAGAATCACACTCTAATCGAACACTTTACTCAGCTTAAAAAAACTTTTCGTGAAAAGAAGGGCGAGGAATGGATAGATGCTTCAAAGAATCATCAAATCCGATACGGAGCCAATGAAAAGAACACGATAGTTGACGGCAAGACAGCCTCTATCAAGGAAAAACTTGAACAAGTTGAAAACCAGATAGGATTCTATGCAGAATCAATAAAAACAATAGACGCGGTTCTCTTTGGAATCAAAACTCGTCTAGACGTTCAAAAGCTCCTTGACGGGCATTAAAATTACTCATACGTGATTGTTAACATTTAAAGTTACAGAGGACCGTCGTCATCTACAATTAGTCTCTCATGACTTAAAGGGAGAGCTTAAGGACTTGCAACTATATTTCCGAAAAAGACAAAAGGGCTATCACTTCAATAAACTTTACAAACGAAAACTTTGGGATGGATTTGATAAATTCATTGATCCTGAACTAAAAATCGGGGTAGGTTTATGGAAAGAGGTGATTAACTTCGGTAAGAAATATGATTATGAAATCGATATCGAAGGTCTTGAAGATCTGCTTAATCTAAAATTCACCAAGGAACAGCTTGACAAGTTTGCATCTGTTCTACTTGATGGAACTGGAATTGACATGCGAGACTATCAGTTAGAAGCAGCTCATCGTGCGCTAAAATACAAGTTCTGTTCTCAAGAGCTTGCGACCTCTGCTGGTAAAACCCTAATTCTCTACATTTATCTCTCGTTCCTAAAGCGTAAGGGTATTATAACAACCGATAAGAAAGCCCTAATCGTTGTTCCGAATATTTCACTAGTTGGCCAAACCGCTGAGAAGTTTGAAAAGGACTATGCGACTGGCCTAATTAACTATAATGTACTTTCAGTTGGTGGTACTAACAAGTATTCAGATAAAAAGTTTGATGAGGCTGACCTAATCATATCGACCTATCAAAGCCTAAAGAACAAGGATGCTGACTTTTTTAAGAAGTTCTCAGTTCTATGTATCGATGAGTGTCATACCAGCCGAGGAGATTCAATCAAAAATATTTTGCTAGCCTCGACTAATGTTGAATACAAGTTGGGCCTCTCGGGTACAATCCAGATCGAGGAGCAGTATTCTGACTTCTTTAAGATTCAAGAATATTTGGGACCTTTAAGCATGACTCTGAAATCAAGCTTCTTAATTGATCAGCAACACTCGCCCAACGTTTATATCAAGATGATTAACTTGCAGTATCCTGACAGCGAACCTTTTGTCAATCAGTACAAAGCACTAAGAGAAGCCGGCCAAGCTGGAAAACAATTATTTGATTCTGAACGGGCTTTCATCGTGGGTTACGAGCCCAGAATCCAATTCATTTCTCAATTTGTTAAGAAACTTGGAGGAAATACCTTGATTCTATTCATTAACGTCAAGGATCAGTATGGCCAACGCATTTGCGATAAAATCAGGGAATGGAATGACCATGCTTACTATATCGACGGCGGAGTTGATGGAGACGATCGTGCTGACTACAAGGAGGCAATGGAACGTGAGGAAGGCGCAGTCATTGTGGCAAGTTACGGAACTTTCTCAACTGGAATCGACCTCAAGAAGGTCAATAATATCATATTCGCTGAAAGTTATAAATCAGAAATCACGATCCGTCAATCGATAGGTCGTGGAATGCGTAAGCTTGCTGGAAAGCACGAAGTTACAGTATATGATCTAATTGACGATCTTGACGGGTACATCGTGAAACACGGAAAGGTCCGCGAAGCAATTTATCTTAAGGAAAAATTCATTGTGTCAAAGCACAATTACGATCTAAGTAAGCTTAAGGGTTAACCAACTTTATTTCAAAGTCTCTTTCTCTCCAGGTATGAACGTAATAACTTACGTCGTCTAACTTATGTTCAGTCTGTTCATATCCCTCTCCCCAACCATCAGAATACTGGCCTGATAATTCTGCTTTGATTGCATCAATGTCAAGATCTGATAGTGCAACAACTTCAACGATAAAATTACCATCTCTAGTTATGCCTTTTGCTCTAATCGTTTCAACTCCTGGGACATCTGAATATTCTTCAAGTTTAGATTCATTGAAGTCACTAACTATATCATTTTCGAAATCATCAGCCTCAACTACTCCTTGGTAAGCTAACGGTTCTGTGAAACGTGCACCCTTAACTTCTTCCCAAGCTGCCTCAAAGAATTCGTCCTCATCGATTTCCTCATTTTGGTATTGCTTGTAATCGTAACGGAAATCAAAGCCAAGATCATCAGCCTGGCGCATGAATTCATTAACTCCGTATTGCGACGCTTTCTCAAACCAGCTTTCGTAATCTACTTGAATGAATATTGGTGATTCAAACGTGAATGTTTTAGTTGTTGGAAAACCCATTGTTCCAAGTTCTCGAGTTGACATATCGTCCATTGTAGAATTGTCAGTTTCCGGCGTACGATCAAAATCGAATTCTAACTGCTTTTCTGTTGTGAACTGTTCGAATAGTTTAATGTGTTTCATTTATAGTTGCTTTATTTTATTTATAGAGAAGATTCACTAGCCCACTCGTAAAAATGAGTCTCGGCAGTTTTTCTAAAATTTTCAATTTCACCAGTTATCATTGCTAAGTCTTCTCTAGTTTCAGTAAGCTCTTCGATCGTTTTATCTATCGAATTTAGTAAACTTTGCCTAGATTTCATTGCCTCTTGGCCATTCTCAAGGTCGTCAGCGCTAACCAATCCCATGTCAGCAAGTTCCTTAATGTCAGGATTGCTCAACATATTCTTAATTAGTTCAAGATCAGACTCATCGTCAAGGTAGTTCAAATAGTCTTCTATTTGATAACTTACATCGTCTTCGATATTATCATGAGTTGTTTCTGGATAGATTAGTAGCCAACCGCCGCTTTTGCCTCCGGCTCCAACTTCTTTTATCCATGAGAATGATTCTTTGTAGTCTTCGGCATGCATTTCATAAGTATCTTCCATGTACCTATACCAGTCCGCATACATCATTTCATCATCAACCTCCTCTAGGTCTTCTTCTCCTCGTGCCGCTGCCCATTTCTCTAGGTCAGGATATGCATGAATTTTCATGTTTAGAGCGTAGTGAGCTCTACCGCCCTCACGTTCATACCAATACCTGTTCTCTAAATCATTCAAAGAGTTAGATAGCTCTTCTAACTTACCAAGGACTTCAGTATCCTGAAGTTGAGTTAACTTACTTAAGTAATACGAACCAATATCTCGATTCGCTCTTTCCAATATGAATTGTGAAAATGTGTATAATCTATTACCTAGCATTTTGTGCTTTACTTATTTCGATTGCCTGTAATTGTTTTACTGCCTTTTTACGACTTGTGTGAGTTCCTAATACTTTAGTTCCCTTTTTATTCTTTACTTCCCATTTATCTCCGTGCTTAACAATCTTTTCGTTCATCTCATTAAACTCTGAAAAGCTATGAACCTTATTCTCTTGAATTACTAGTTCCAGCTGTTTTACTTGAACTGGCTCTGTTGCATATTGATGTTCAGCACTACACTTTCCGAACGCGGCTGCACATGTTTCAACTTTTTTAACTATCTCAGCTACTTTATCTTTTATAACCTCAAGTTTTTGAACTTGTAAGGTAGTTAGTTCGGTCGTATTCTCGTCAATCGTGTACAGATATTCAAGAAATTGGTCAATTTTTTCCATTTATAAGGATATTTTTGAGGCAATAACAATGCCGAGTATTAATTTAGCGTAGACTAACTTAAAGTGAAAATACGTGAATATGATGTTTAAATTTTCTTTAGAAATCTTAACGACTCCCTTTTTGGTGTACATCTTGTTCACTGAATTTATTACTGATACTGCTTCAGATAAAGGTTTTCCACCCAGTAAAGACTGAATGACCTCGTTGAAGGTTTCCTTGCTCAATGACGCTGATCTATCTTTGATTCCATTGAGCCATAGATCCGCTTCCATTACGATATCACGTTTAAGAAAAATGTCCTTGGTCTTGAGACCTTTGTCTATTCTTTTAGCTATCTTATCTAGACTTTTAATTGAGTCGGCGACTTCGCTAATCCACTCCAGTTCATCGGCATACATTGAGATCACCATTTTTGATGGTGTTCCGACATGTGTGAAATTTATTAAATTTGGACTAGTCTTTCTGGCTGAGAATTCTTCATCGAACATCATTGCCATGACTGGTGCAGAGGCAACTTCCATCGAAAATTCATTCCCGAATGGAAAATTTTGCATGAATGGGAAGGCCCGATTAATCTTAGTTCTTTCAGTAGTGACTTCTCTCACCTGACAAAAGCTTTTTGGTTATTTATTTGGTAAATTAAACCAAATTGTGTATTTAAAGTACAACAAGTATATGTCAAAACAGCTAGAACAACAAATCAAATCATTGGATCTAAAGCAGAATGCAATAAAGATCCTAATTAACTCGTTTTACGGAGCCTTCGGTAACCGATACTTTTATTTTCACAACAATGATATAGCTCAGTCAATTACTTTGCAAGGTCAAGACTTGATCAAGTTCTCCATTAAAGCGGTCAATCACTATTTCACCCATAAGTGGCATTTAGACACAGAACTTCACGAAAAGCTTGGGATTACCGGTATGACAATCAATCAGATTGAGAAAGAAGCAGCAGTTTACACGGATACTGACTCAGTTTACGTATGTTTTGATTTCGCAGTTCAATCCGTTGAAGGATTAAACTTATCCGATAGTGAATCTCTTGAATTTTGCCTAGCAATCAATCGACATAGGTTAAAACACTATTTTGAGCAGGCATTTGAAAAATACGCATCTCATTTCAACACAGATAATCGCCAGAATTTTGAGCTTGAGAACTTATCACGTGCCGGAATTTGGCTTGCAAAGAAAAAGTACGTGCTAAAGGTTTCATACAAGGACAATAAGCATGAAAGATTATTGGACAAAGAATCCTTGATTATCAAGGGACTTGAAGCAATTCAAGCCTCATATCCAATATGGGCACGTAAACACCTACAGGATCTGTATTGGGAACTCTTAGACTTGGGTTACAACTTAGATCTTGAAAGAGATCTTATTCCTAAATTACTTAGTTTAAAAGACGAATGTAATGCACTAAGCGTTGATGAGATCGCATTCAACTTCTCAGTTAGAGTTTACGAAGACTACGTTAAGAAATTAAATCCACTTCAGCTTGAAACAGGTATGCCAATTTACGGCAGAGCTGCTGCATATCACAATCACTTAATCAAGAAAACAAATAATCAAAAGTATTCCTTGATTCGTAGCGGTTCGAAAATTAAATTCTACTATGCTGCTGCAAATGAACATAATTTCGATATTTTTGCATACGCTCCAGGTGCGTATCCTGAAGAATTCGCGGTTCCGATGGATCGTGATCAGCAGTTCTTTAGATTAATTGTTGAGCCAATCAATAAGCTGCTGGTTGCAATGGGATATTCTGAACTTACTCCAAGTCTTGCTCGTAAAGTCGATATTATCAAGTCCAGAAGTCGCAGTAAGGACTTCACGCCAGAAGAAACTTTTCCGCTGTATGCAGTTAGTTCAGTTACGTTAGAGTATGCTGAAATTCCAGAAAGCTGTCAAGACTTCATAGGCAATCCTGATCTACAAGTTCCTCCAGCAATTTTCCCAATCTATATCTCATCCATTTCAAAATTTGGATTGAATACTGTGATTGTGCCTAAGCATGAACTTAAGAAGTATCGTGATCGAGTTGCCAAGAAATTAGGCATTGAGGTAGATGATCCCTTTGCAATCCCAGTTGAAACCATGCAAGAGTACCTAAGAGAAAACGGCTGGACTGAGATAATCAACAGTCCGACTGGAGGTTCATGGTTGCAAACTGAAAAATACGAAAAAGCGGTTAAGACCGGTAAGGACTATTATAAAATGGGATATGATTTGGAAAAGGCATACAAGTCCGCAACAAAACCCAAACCTGTAAAAGTCACTGCTGAATAAATGATCGTTCAACTCAATCCAACAATACCATTAACTACTCCGTTGGGAGACGGATTTGCCGTAGCCTTAATAGATTACGGCGAGGATCACGATTTAAAATGGGTCGTTATTCAGACTGGGTCTGGTGAGATCTGGACTTGGAAAAACTCTAAGGTTCGTGGAGTTAAAAATATAACAAGTGACCGAAACAACATAAGCGAAATTAAAGAATGAGAATTGAGGAAGTAACTGCCTTCTTGGAAATCCTACTACGTAAGAGATTTCATGATGTGCCAGAAAAACAAAAGATTGAAGAACACAGCTCTCGAAAATTAAATTTCGCCTGCCCAATTTGTGGTGACTCTGATAAAAAGGTCTCCAAAAAACGTGGTAACTTATATTTAGACACCGGAGCATACAAATGTTTTAATGATGGTTGCATGGCATACTTGCCGATAGGTGAGTTCATTGCCAAGATGAGTAAGGAACATGGAATCATGTTGCCTAGCTTTTTATTGGACGGAGATTACCAGCCAGTGAAAGTAAAACGGGTTGAAAATCAACTCTTACGATTCCTAACTTCTGATACTAGTCAATTGGTCACAATCACCGATGTAATAAATCGATTTTCTCTAAAGCGACTTGATACTGTGTCTGAAGAGTCTACTGCATTTCAATACATCAAGTCAAGGGATCTTAATCTTATTGAAGACTTTGGCGATTGTCTCTACACTGATGCTAGCGATAATAAAGTTTACATATTTAATTTTGATCGCAGATCAGGTAGATTATTAGGCTTTGCAATTCGTAGCCTTGACCCAAACTCTGACAGAAAGTACATCATTAAATCATATACGGATCTTTCGCTAATCTTTGCTCAACGCGGTCTAAACAAGGAATTGGTTGAGGATGCAAATTTCCTAAACAACTATTTCAATATCCTAAATGTTGATTTCACAAAACCTATTTTGATGACTGAGGGTCAATTTGATTCTCTTCTACTTGAGAACTGCATTGCAACTTCAGGTGCCTCTAAAGCCAGAAGTATTCTTGCTAATCTTGGAGCAAAGGGCGCTACTCGAGTTGTTTTCGATAGGGATAAAGCCGGTAAAACTCAAATGATGAACTTCATTAAGCAAGGTTACTCAGTGTTTCTGTGGAATAAGGCAATCGATTATCTAAAAAAGAAATTCTCATCAATTGACGATATCAAGTCAATTCAAAGAATCAAGGACATCAATGATATGTACTCTTTCATCCATTCCAAGGACCCTGAGTACAGTCCACGTGACTTTAGTCAATGGATCAATAGCTATTTTAGCGAAACCGTGTTTGACATGGCGTACCTATAAATAACTATATGAAACCTAAAGAGCAGAAGAGCATCAAAACCTTCTTAAAACCAAGAGCCGGGTCAATTAGGCAAGGCTATTTTAAACCCGCATTTCCTGAAAAATACGTCGGGGATCCAACTCAAATCATATTTAGATCAAGTTGGGAATTCAAGTTTCTTAAATGGTGTGATCACAGCCCAACTGTAATCAAGTACTCTAGTGAGCCGGTTGGAATTCCTTATTACAGCCCATTAGACAAGAGAGGTCACACTTACTACATTGATTTTTACGTTGTCACAAAGGACAGTGAAGGCCGAGAACAGTCTTGGCTAATAGAGATCAAGCCAGATAAGTACACAAAACCTCCCACTGCACCGGACCGAATGACGAATAAACAGACTGCAAATTATGTCTATGCCGCAAAACAATACATCGTCAACCAGGCTAAATTCGAAGCAGCAAAAGAATTTGCTTCAGTTAGAGGTTTAAAATTCGGAATAATTACCGAAAACTTTCTGTTCAAATCAATATAAAAGATAGTAATGGCAATACAGCAAATAAAGGACTACATTGAAACTGGCCGGGTCGAAAATTTTACTCAACCTGGTCCAAATTACCGATTCGCAGAAGAGTCAGTACAGGTCCCAATCTTGATTCCTGGCCATGTCTATACATTCGTTGCGAAAACAATTAAGGGTAATGACGGTTTGCCTAGTCTAGACGATTACACTACCGGTCAAACTAAGGGCTCAAAACCCTACATTGATAACTATCCAATATTCATTTCATTGGGAAGCAGCGGACCGATTGAATTTGGTTTCAATCTTAAAGTAATGCCCCAGACTCTTAGGCGAAAGTTCATTCAGACATATCTGAAGAGGATTTTACCAGTCCTGTCTAATCTAACTGATGATAAGGGCGGATTCCTAGAGTATCCAAAGCGAATTCGACAGCCTGAGATGAATCCTTTTGGAAAAGTTGATAAGAATTTCATAATGAGCATCAGCCCATATTCAGGTATTAAATTTGAGTTCCTGGTTGATAAATATAACAGAGAAGAAATGCGATACTTGCGCTTAATAGATTGGCCGAATGTGCCAAAAATCGGAGAAGTCAACTACTCTCGTGATGAATCTATTGCGACAAGGTCACAAATTTCAGACTTTTTGAAATAACATAACATAAATAAATGGCAGGATTTTTAGATAGCAATCCAGTAAGAGGACTTAGATCAGGTTTAACAGCGCTTAGCCGATTCGGCATGAAGTACGATGATCTACTCGTTAAGAATTCCCAAGCAATCGGTTACATTGAGGGCCAGCTAACGGGATTCAACAATGCATTAGGCGATGACCTAATGAAAGCAACTCTTGCTCTATCGGACACAACGTCTTCACTCAAGAATAAGTCAATTGCATTCTTTCAATTGGATTACGTTCAAAAAAGAGAGCGTCTTCGAGATCTTGCCTCAAACGGTGAGATTGAATTCGTTATTGAAACTATTGCAGACGATGCAATCGTATTTGACCAAGATAACCGTTTCTGTTATCCAAACGATCTAGTTGGTGAAATCAACTATCGTGGAAAGAACAAGGATGAGCGATTGAATTATCAACAAAAGATCTTGGACAAGTACCAAGAAAATTTTGAAAAGATTTACAATGCATGGGGCTTTGACCGAGGTATTTCTGCATGGCAGTACTTCTATCAATGGTTAATTGAAGGTCACTTGGCATTCGAAATCATTTACGATAACCTAACTAATCCAAAGGACATTATTGGTTTTAAAGAATTGGATCCATCTACTCTTTACCCTGAAGTTAAAAAGGACTCAAGTGGTCGTATTTACTTACAATGGGCTCAACGTGATCCAGTTAATAAAATGAATCGTACACTAACTGATTCTCAGATCATCTACATTTCTTACTCAAATGAATTTAGAACGAAGCGAGTTAGTTTTGTTGAACGTTTAATTCGTTCATTTAACCTATTGCGTTTGATTGAGCACTCTAAGGTCATTTGGCATACAATGAACGCGCCTATTCGTTTAAAGACCACCGTTCCAGTTGGAACCAAGTCAATGCAAAAGGCAAAGGAGGACGTTCGCGAATTCACAAATACTCTAAAGGAAGACATTTCATTTGATGGCAGTTCCGGAGAATTAATGGTTGACGGTAAACCTAATATCCTGTTCTATAAGAACTATGTTTTACCTAAGAATGATCGAGGCGAGGCTATCGATATTGAAGCATTGGAATATCCTGGACCGAATTTATCAGGGTCTGAACTCCTAAAATACTTCCAAGATAAATTAAAACTTGATTCTAAATTACCTTACTCTCGTTGGTCTGAAAATCAGGGTTCTTACACAATGAACGCTGAGGGAATCTCAAGAGAGGAAATTCGTTACAATAAATTCATCAAGCGTTTACGTTCAGCATTCAAGGAGTTAATGACTAAACCTCTCTACTTGCAAATGTGTTTAGACGTTAAGGACCTTAAGTCAGATCATCGATTCGCGAATGCGGTTGGTTTAACATGGCATGATGATAACGTGTTTGAAGAAATTAAGACTCAAGAGCTACTTAACAAGCGTCTTGCAACCCTTAATGCTATGAAAGCTGTAGTTAATGATGAAAATAAACCTTACTTCTCAACTGAGTACTTGATTAAAGAATACTTGAAGCTAAGTGATGAGGATATTGCCAAGAACAAGAGTTATCAAGCTACGTCTGAGGGAGAAGCCGAAGCTGCTGCGGCTGGAGCAGCAGGAGGAGCAGCCCCAGCTGGAGGAACCGCCTCTGAGCCTGCTGCAGAAACCGCTCCATCTGGCGAAACCGCTTCTGAAGTAGGAACCAAGGGTCAATTATAATTAATCTTTAATTCTCTATAAATGCTAAGAAAAGTCACAGTAATAGGTGGAGCCGGATTCATCGGCTCTCATCTAATAGAATTATTAATCAGTGAAGGATTTTTTCCTACCGTCATTGATAACTTCTCAACTGGTAAAAAATCTAATCTACCGCTAGCTGGTATTGATATTAGAGATTATGATATTGCCGAGGATCCCAAGATGATCGCCTCGATGATAAAAGGTTCTGAATGTGTATTCCACTTAGCCGCATTAACGTCTGTCCAGGAGTCATTAGATCATCCTGATCGATATACTAAAGTTAATGTTGTTGGTACAGCAAACGTGCTTGAAGCCTGTAGAATTGCCGGCGTAAAAAAGCTTGTGTTTAGCTCGACTAGCGCGATCTATGGAAACACTGCAACCTTTCCTACTGATGAGACTCAGC